GAATGTCCGGCGACGGGAATCGCCGCTCGGCGACTTGGCATCGCCACGCCCTGTCCGTTTTGGCGTGGTCGCTGGCGTATGTAATCCACGCTTCGTTTGCCTCGATGAAGTCGAGCATTGAAGAATCGGATTGCGAACCAGCATCCACAGCCAACGCCCTTGTCTGTCCGGCTGGCTTACGTTTCGGGGTTTTCTTGAGTTTGGTTTTCATGGAGAGGATTTAGAGGAGTTCGACGGGCGCGGCTGATATGCGCCGGTTCGGCCCGGCCAAAGAAAGCGTCACCCGAACAAGGGCGGCGCTGCCGTTGCGAATGTGCCTCTTGGGGTGTTTTGCCTCAGTCCAAAGCGAAAAGTATAGCTTACGCGCTTCGGTGCGTGTTCGTGCTATCGTCCAGTGGTTTATCCACTCTGTCTGGGGCGTGTAGATTATCACCGCCCAGAGCCCCAGAGGCCGAACCAGCCTGCCAGAGCCAACGCGCTTACGGGGGCTGTTTTTCGGGAGTGCCTTCTCCGCTCGTGTCTTTTTCATTTTGTATTCAGTTTGTCCGACGCTCCGCGCGTCGGCTCATCAGGGACGTTCACCGAAGATAAAACTCCGGCTTCGCGCATGTCGGTGAGGTCTGAAGCCGGGAGCGGCTCCGCATCTTGTGCGGCAGTCACGCCGCGCAGTGGATTTCCCGCCTGCCCGATGCGCTTGAGGTAGGCCACGCACTCAGTCCGCAGCGGGTCGCGCGGGTCTATCTTGCGCGCCGCGCGACGCAGCAGGAGCGCGAGATTGTCGTGTGCTTCGTGCATGTCGCTCGCGCCCTCCTCTATTTCGCGCAGCGCCATTGTCGCGTCTTGGAGCGTCCGATTCCATTCCGCATCACCGAATGGCGCAGCGGCAGCGATTTCCCCCAGACGGTGAACCAAATCGCCAGTGCACAACGAGCCCGATGGGGCCGCGATTTCGGGAGTGCTGTCTGCGCTCCCCGCTATGTCCCGCGCGGCAGCCATGATGACTTCGTTCGGTATATCTACTAGTCCAAGTTTCGTTCTGATTTGCATATTGTTTTTCTCCGTTCAGCGGGCTCGTGGCACATCTCAGTCGTTCTCTTCAGGCTGGCGCTTATTCGCACGGGCCTGCGCCGCTCGCAGTTCTTTGAGGCATCGGTCGAGTGTCGCGCGGACGTGTTTATTTCCGTCGAAGATTGCGGAGACGTGCCAGCTTTCCGCTAGAGTATCGACGGCCCACCCCGGAAGAGAACCAGTCGCCCGAGAGGAACGAGCCGACTGGCCCTGCGATTCGGACGGAGGGAGTGCGCTCGACGCATGAGCGCCAACGGGGCCGGTGTCGTGGCCGCGCACTTGAGCAGCGGCGAGGTCTTTTGTGGGTGTATCCATGTTGTTTATTTACGTTCGGGCTCGTCCCTCATCTCCGCGTTAGGCTTGGCGAGCGAAGCCTGATAGTGCCGGTCGATTATCGAGGCGTAGTCGGGGCTCCTGAAGTTGCCTGCACCGTAGGAGCGCGCCCAGCCGTCGCCCTGCCCAGACGCATAGTAGGCCACGCGCTGGTTTTCTTCGCGGAGAGCGTCTGCAATTTCGCGGGCGGCTTTGGAGCGCCAGTCGTCGTAAGGTATATTTTGCATTTTAAGAAGAGCCTAACCATTTGCCAGAGACAAGGCCCACGGCTTCACGCGATAGGGCGTTTCGGTGCCGCGTCCTGCCGTGGTCCTGTCTCAGCGTGGGTGTTCTCCTCATCGTCCTTCACGGGTTCGATGATGGCGCATGGATAGAGCGTCCCAAAAGAGCTGTATTTGTCGGCGTTGATCGTTCCGGCTTCTTCCACGTTGCCGCAGAGCGGCGCGATCCGCCGGAAGTATACCGGCCATTCGTCGGGCATGTTGGCGATTGTCGCCTTGAGTTGTTTGATCGTCATAAAAAGAGGGAGAACCAGTCGCTAGACCCAACGCCCCTGCACGGGGCTGTTGTTCGTGAGTGCCATCTACGCGCGCACCGTCTTTGGTCCGCACGTCCGGCGGTTGAGCGATTCCTTTTGCGAGAGTATCGGAGAGCATGGCTAGAGTTGGTTGGGTTGATCTGCGCTCGCGGGGCGTTGGTCAGTCACCTCGGGCGTTCGGCAGAAGATTTCTGGGGTCGCTCATGTCGAAGGCTGAGCCGGTCACTCGTCCTCGGTCGCTCTCGCGGTTGTAGCGCCAGATTCCGTCGTCGCCCTTCACGCATTCGTAGCCTTTGAGCGTGGATTCATCGACGATGCGGACCCACTGGCCGGCCTTCGTGCGGTAGCTTGAGCACAGCAAGAACGGAGCCGAACCAGCCACTAGAGCCAACACCGACAGCTTCAGGCTTCGGCGGATGTTTTGAGTAGGATTATGTTTTGTCATGGTCGTAAAGTTTTTAGGTGTTCGTGTCGGTGTTGCTCACCGGTATGTTGGGCGAAGTCATGACGCCAATGCCGCGGCCCACGCTTCTTGCCGCTCGGCAGTCACGAGAGTCTCTTTCCGCGTCGGGTCGTAGGTGGTTATCGCATCTGCCAGCGCCCGGCGAAGCCGCCCCACGAGCGCCGCGTCTTTCTGTGCGTCGCGGCGGCGCTCGTCCACTTCTTGTAGGAGCGCAACGATTCGCTCGTCACGCTGCGCCATTAGTCCGTCGAGGCGATTGTTTTCCTTTAGCGTTTCGCGCAGGCGGTCGGCCGCTTCCGCGATAGCTGCGTTGGCGATCCCGTCGCCAGATTGGATGTCGCGTGCGAGCGCATCCATTGCGTCGGCGAGGGTGAGCGTTTCGGTCTTTTTCGGGTTCATAGGTTGAGCCTCTATCCAGCCGCTATCCCCGCAGATTTGGCAGGGCTTGAAGTGACCGCCGTAGTATTCGGGGCTGGGTTGTCGGGTCTTGATGTTAGGCCGAATGCAGTTGGCTTGGATTAGTTAGATACCGTTCAATAATGGCCTTCGCGTCCTCTGCGCTGCGGCACACAAATGCGACGTAGTTATTCACGCGCGCAGACTCAATAAATTCATGCTGCTCATCCCTGACGCGTCCCGTCGCTGTCTTCATTTCGACGTAAAGACCATGCCAGTGTCCGCGCGGGACGCTCAGAAACAAATCGGGAACGCCATTGCGCAGCCCCTCTCGTTTGAGAAAAATCATGGCCAGTGGATCGCGCCGGCCTCCGTTCGGGATGCTGAACAGCAGAATTTCAGGAATGTCATAAGCCTTGCACGCAGTCGCCCACCACTTGATGACTTCGCACTGGGCGGCGCTTTCCTCGTTCTTGCGCTTCTTTGGCGCGGGCGGGATCACGACGTTGGGCTCGCCCATGCTACGGCGTGCGATGGCCAATTCTCTCTCGGTGGTGTAGCGGGGCATGGGATTAGCCTCTTGTTTTGATTAAAAAGTAGCCGATGCATATGAGCACAGTGAGGATGGCCGGAGCTTGGTATATTTCAGCGCGCTTTGTGACGCACGCGCCAATCGTTGAGCACAGCCAAATTGCGACGATAACGATGGTGAGGAGTTGGTGGTTGGTCATTGCGAAAATTGAATCATTTTCCGTTCCCCTTGCGTGGCCAGCGGCGCAAACGTGCTGTCGAAAATGCTGGCGGCGCTGACACCTGCCTTGCTCGTCTTCGGCACCTTCATGCTCGTGGCAATCTCATCCTTGAGTGCCGTCATGCTCGGCTTCGTGACGCGGGCAATCTGTTCGTCGGCCGGAAGCAGTTCGCGCATGGCGCGGAAGAACGCCTGCGGGTCGTTTACGCTCCATGCGCCTCGTTGAGTCACCCGCGTGATCACGGTGCCGTCTGCGGCCACCAGTTGCGGGTTACGATCCAGCCGGTCGTTCAGCATAGCCTTGGCGTCCTCGGTTGGCTTGGCCAGTTCCTTGGCACCGATAATGAACTCCGCCAGCGTGGCGTCGTCCGGCTGGGCCTTAAGCGAGGCCAGCGATTCCTCTGTCATGGTTAGTCTCATAAGTTTTTGTTTGGCGCGAATCGCGGGGCACGAGCAGCCCACGCAGAATTTGCAGCCTTTGATGGTGGTGTTGAGTTCGAGGGGCCTTGAAATGGCGTCGGCAATGCGGACTGCTAGCGTGGCAACCGCGGCGTCAAGGTCGGTGATCGTGACGCAGGATACGCGCGGATGGCCTTCGTTTACGGCGTCGCCGTCCTCATCGTTACGCGGCTGCACGATGTAGAACGTGACCGACTGCAACGTGGGGTAGGCCCGCTTCAGCAGCACGCAGTAACCGAGGATTTGCCAGTTGCTATCGGCGCAGTCCACGGGGTCGTAGCCGGTCTTCAAGTCCCAGCCGATGGCGTGTGTGGCGTCCGGTGACAGGGCGAGGCAGTCAATGTGGCCGGAGAGGATGAAGCCGTTGTAAGGCACCTGGCGCAGCACGGGGCGACCGTCCTCCCACATGACCTGCGTGATAACGCGCGGTTCTTCGGGTTCAAAGAAGTAGGCCAGCGCCGCCTCACACTCTAGGCTGTAACTGGCTGGGGTAGACTCCATGACGTGGCGCACGTAGTAGTCACTAATCCAGGTTGAGTGAGGATATTGGCCCGGAGGCTGCGGACCGATTTCGCCAATGGCGCCCATCTCGGCTTTGATGCGGGCGGCTGACAGGTGGTGTAGCGCCGTGCCTTCTTCGCCGTCGTCACCGTCGCGGGGTGCGACGATGGCATTGACGGTGAGTGAGCCGGGGCAGGAGAGCACCCTATCGAGCGATGATGCGCGGATCGTGGGGATCATGTTAAAATCCCCCGCGTCCCGTGCTCACGGCTGTGGTCTCAACATCGAAATGCACGCCCGGAACTTCCGGCACGGGCATCCCAACTCGCCACCCTGAGCAATACGTGGCTCGGATTGCAGCCTCGTTGACGATTCGTTTTACAAAAACGTCAGGCACCTTTGCCGCGTCAGTGACGCGCATAATAAGAGTTGTTCTCATTGCAACGCCAACGGGTTTAGCCACGACCACAGGCGCCGCATACTTGACCGCCTCAATCTGGCGCTCCGTCTCCGTCTTAGCGGCCTGCGCGTCATCAGGGCAATCGTCCTCCACATCCATCAGCGCGACCGGCGCCGGCATCCCTGCAATGCGCGCAGCTTCCGCCACACGCTCACGTTCCGCCTGTGCCAACGCCGCCTGTTTAGCCAACGCTGCGGCCTTTTCTTGACGCGCCCGCTCCTCTGCTACCCGGAGCGCCTCAAGTCGCCGCAATTCGGCTTGGCGGTCAGCTTCCGCCTTGGCCGCGATGCGTGCCTGTTCCAGCGCAAAGTCAGTCAGTGCCTTTTTGAGCACAGCCTTGGCGGTGTCGATGCGCAGCATCACGGGCCGGGCCGCGGTGTCGATTTCGGTGCATTTGTCGAGGAACGGCTGCTTAATGGCCTTGCGCTCCTTTTCCAGCGCACCGCCCGCAGTGGTCAGCCGGATTTGTAGATCGGCGGCAAGCTGCTGGGTGGCGGCGTCGATGACGCGCAGCGCGGCTACTTGGGTTTCGACTGTGGCGAGCGTGGAGAGGAATTTGCGGTCGGCTAGGACAAGGGGCAACGCGGGCGTGATGGCCGGCAGGATTAGTTCTAGGTCGGTGGTCATAGAATTAGTTATCAAACCAGAACACAAAACGAACATCATCGGGAGATGCCTTGTGGAGCGCCATGCAAACAGCCTTCCAGAACGAGCCTGCCTGTTGGTGATAATAGCGCGCCCACTCAACCTCACAGTGCATATCCGACGTGTCGGCTTTTGAGTCAATCGCGGCCTGCATTTCGGCGTGAGTGACGTGGCGAGTTTTGGCGCCAAAGACTGCCCTGCACCACGATTCGGGATAACCGCGACGCTTCCATGTCTCGTAGTTCTCCGCATCTACCAAACCGCTCAGCATCGTTTTCTGATTCCAGTCGTAGTCCAGAATCTCGCGCATCGTAAGCCACGAATGCGAGTGGCCGTCGCCATGCCAATAGACAGCCTCAGCGTGGACCTGCTCGGAAATGTCATCGGGCAATCCCTTTGGTTGCGCGATGGGGTTGAATCCCGTGCCGGTATTTACGCCAGCAAAGCCGCGCCCATTGCGCACGTCCGCAAGAATCGCGAATAGGTTGTAGTTGCGGTCGTGATAGGCCATGTCATCATAAGCGACCGACAGACGACCTTCCTTGTATTTGTCAGACCAGACATCGGTGGACTTCCACTGACCGTCGATCTTTTGCTCTTGGTAAAGATGAATGTCACAGCCCATGTTAGTTGGATGTTAGTGGCTTAATCGCCGAGTTAATCTTCTCCGCCACCACGCTCGCGTATTCAGTGACATCGTAGGTGTCGCCGTTACGAAGCGTGATGCGGGAACGGTTTTCAGTGCTACGCTCGCCAATAATGTCGTTGATAGACATGACATCATTCGGGTTCACGTAAACGTCCGTGTGGCCGTGATGCGGGCGACGGTCTTGGATGAGGCGGATCATCGGATGGTTCCTCCTTCGTTTTTGCGGGCGGTTAGCATGGCGTCGGCGTGCTGGTAGCGCGCCCATTGGCGGCTCCACGAGAAGCCCTTTTCTTTTCTAAAGTCAGTGGCCTCTCCGTAGGTAACGGGACGACTTGATTCGATGTCATTTTCGTTGGCCAGCGCCGCGAAGTAGTCGCGCGCCGTGATTCCTTCATTGGCGCAATAATTCGTAGGGCTCTGGAAAGGAAACGCCGGTCCCCCATCGTTAATTGGCGCGCCCATGTTAGTCCACAACCTCCAAGTCAGCCGCCGCGGCCTCAATGCTGATCACGTCCGACTTAATGCTCTGCTTCGTCGGGTCAGGCTTACCGTCCGCGCCCTTCGGGATAACCAGCCGGCCGCGCAGTTTGATGACCACGTTGGCACCGACCTTCCACACCTCGGGAATGGTGATCGTGGGCTGTGCCGCCGTGATGTCCGGCGAGTCGGCGCCACCGAAGTGCCAGATTTGGCCGTTGAAGTCACCTTTGACGGTCGCAGCAACACTGGCCTTTTGCACGCCACCGCGCAACATCCGGCAGGGTTCAAACTTTACGATGGTGCAGTTGGCCGTAAGTTCTTCATCGGCCTTGAGGAAGACGCGGGGCGTGGCAGCAGCAGCGGCAGGCGCAGCAGCAGCGGGCTCTGGCGCAACCACGGGCGCAGCCTTTACCGGCTCGGGCGCAGGCGCCGCTTGCTTCACAGGATCAGGCGCAGGCTCCGGCACCACGGTCGCCGGCACCTCGATTGCGGGTGCTTTGTTTTCAACCACGGCAGCGGCGCCCTTCTTGGCGCGCGGCGGCGGAGCCTGGCGTTGGGGCACCGGATCGGCGACGGGCGCAGTGGCGGGAGCGTCACCAGTGCCGGTCACGTTTTCCATGGGCAAGTCCTCGGGAATTTCATCCGCGCTCGTGACGCCCAGCATTAGTTCAGGCATGTGCCGGCGAGCCCAGATGCGGGCGCCGATGTAGCACATTTGCTGATCGGGATTTTTCTGCATCTGGCCGTTTTTGTTAATGGCGCAGGCTTGTGAATAGCTGAGGTCAATGGTCAGCGGCTCCGTCTCGCCGCGCAGCGTGCCGGAGACCACGAGGGAGCGCTGGGCGCCGGTTCCGCTGAACGTGTAGCTCAGGCGCTTGCTCAGGTTGGCGCGGGTATTGATTACGGCGGCGACCAGTTGGCCCTCATACATCAGCTTGCCGCTGATTACGCTGGTTTTGTCGGCAACGGCGAAAGGGTCCATGCCCCACTTTGCGGCCTGCATCACGACGCGCAGGCAGTCGGACGGCGAGCCTTGGAGGTGGGCCGGGATCAGCTTGGCCTTGGACATTTGGAGACTGAAATCGTTCGCTTCGATGAGCGTGGCGATGTTGAACAGGGAGGGTTCCTGACGGATGGCGATTTGGTTATTTTCGGACATGGTGATATTAGTTGGATGGCAGTTATTCTTCTACGTCTAACATTGTGCCCTGCGCTGCATCAGGGCTGGAAGTTGGCAGCGGGTTCATGGCAAAGTAAACAGCCGCACACCCCTTGGTGTCGGCGCTGGCGTCGTGGGCATTTTCCAGCTCACGGCCTGTAAAATGGGCATACGCTTCAGACAGCTTCAGCCACTTAAACTCGCCCGCGCGATAGGGACTGGGAATGCGCAGCACGTTGGTGCTGGCCTCCATCGTGCAGTGGCGCTCGCAGTTCATAAACAGGAACAGGAAGTCAGCGTTTTTGAGTCGGCACAGTTCGCTGTGGATCACGAGGCAGTCAAACGCGGCATTGTGGGCCACGAGCAACTTGGCGCGTTTTACGAGCTGGCATAGCACGCCCAGCGCCGTGCCGATCTTGAGACCGTAGGTGTCGGCCTGCTCTGTGCTGATGCCGTGGACTGCGGTGGCATCGGCTGGAATCGTCCAGCCTTCCGGCTTGATGAGGCAGTTGAACTCGGCGACCACTTTGCGCTGCATGTCGTAAAGGATCGCGGCCAGTTGCACGATGCGCGGCTGGTCGGGATGGTCGGGCGGGCACTTGTGCAGCGCCTTGCCCGTGGTCCCGGTGTCCACGAACAGCCATGGGCCGGCGTGGGCAGATGATGGGGCCATGATCATGCGATTGGCCGCTTGTAAGCGCCATGCACCGCAGCATCTACGACGTGACCTTGCGATTGGGCGCCGGACTTGACGGCGGATTTAATGAGCTTGAGCGTTTTGGTTCCGACGTAGCAGAAAAAGGCCACACGGCCTTTGGGATTGGTGTGCTTTTTAGCCGCAGAGGGCTTTGGTTTGGCTGGCATGTTGCAATAGTTGAGCGGTTGCCTTGTTCTCGTCAAGCGAGGATTTGCAATAATCTTAAAATAGTTGGCTTAAACGGTTGGCTTATTTCGGTCCGCACCGCGAGCAGGCGGCACTGAGGCAGAGGTAGAGGATGGCGATGGTGATGGAGAGGAGGAGGATCATAGCGGGTGATGGTTGGTTGTTGCGATTGGTTGCAGCAGGGCCGCTCGGTCTTCGTGATATTTCTTCTTTGATTCGATTTCGATGCGCTCGCAGACAGCCCAGCGATGAAGGTCGCCGTAATAACTGTCCCTGTAATCGCGTTCAGACACCCTAAGCATGGAGCATTCAGCGGTCTTAACCTCCAACTTGCGCGCCAGTTTCAATGCGCGCTTGGTGTGCCAAGCGTAGGCGATTTTAAGAACTATTTTGTGAAGTGTTTTCATGGTGTTTTCGCGTTGTTGTTATCGTGATACAAATTCCAAACCCGCTCCCCATACTCAATGGCCCCGCCACCGCTTCGGGCGCGTTGCGTGAACCCGACGAAGCCAAAGCGCCAGCAGACGGCCAGCGTGTAGGCGTTGACCGGGTAGCCGTGGGCGCGCATGGTGCGGCTTAGCCAAGCGATGTGCCTGTCGGCCACGTCGCGGGCGTAGATCGGGATACTGGCAAGGGCGTAGGTGCGCTTGCTGTGGTCGCGCCATGTGCCGGGTTGGATGGCGTAGGCGCCACCTGGATCGCTCCACTTGTGGCCCTCGACTTGGATGATGGCTTGTAAAAAGCGGTCGTTGTCGAAGGCGTCCAGCGGAGCGTGGGCGGCGGCGATTAGGGTGGTGATCATGATTCAACCTCCATGATTTGCGGGTGAAAGATGACGAGTGCGCTCGGGAACGGTGCCGAGTTGTGATGCCCCCCCGAATTTAAGGCGCCCGCGAATGAAGCGCACTTCGCCCTTGGCTGCGTAGTCGTGCCACCATGATGTGTCTGTGCGAGACGGCACGAGGCAGACCACGAGCGCACCCGCCTGTGCCGACTCGTAGGCTTTGCGCATCCATGTCGCAATCGTGCGACCATAGGGCGGATTCATCCAGACGCGCCCTCGCCAGTCTTGCGTAAGGCCGTCGTGCTCTTTGGTGAAAAAGCGCGGCGCCTTGTGGTTTTCGGCAGATGCGCATACGTCCAAGTCAAACGAACCGAACTCCTCGGCGCACTTGGCGAAGAAGTCGGGCGGCGTGGCCCACTCGTCGGAGGCGGATGAAAAATGGACATTCATGTTGCCGCCTCCTCGATGCGCATAATCTTTGTCTGCAATACCACAGCCTCGCCAAGCGCCTGCTCCAGCACGAGCCAAGCAAATTGGTTATTGGCGCGGTTGGCGTCGTTAAGCGCGGCCCGCAGTTCGCTGACGGCTAAGCCGATGCTGCGCGCCGCCTTGGTGATGTTTTCAGTTTTCATTTGGTGGGCTTTTGTTCCAGGTCGTGAATATATTCCTCCAGCGTTTCAATGCGGGCTTTGGCTGTGGCCAGTGCGCGTTCTGCCGCGGCCCGCTTGGCTTCAGCCTGCGCCAAGTTGGCCTCCAGTTCGCTCGTGTCTGTCTCAAAAAAGACGGCACCGCCCGCGGTGTGCTGGATGTTGGTAATGTTGGTGGACGACAGCGGGTGCGCGTAGATGCGCAGGAGGTCGGAATGGAGCTGTGACAGGGTGATGGTGGGTGTGCTCATGTGGTGGCTGTTTTTACTGCTGCCGGTGTCTGCAAATGCTCCGCATAACGGAGCACGTTGGCCGGCGTCGTGTTGAGTGCGACGGCGAGCCGGTTAATGGTGTCGATTGTGGGGTTGCTGTCGCCGCGCTCGATTAGGCTTATGCAGCTCATGGCAACGCCACTGGAGGCGGAGAGGCGGTCGATTGAGATGGGATGCGCTTTACGTGTGGCCTTCAGGGCTAGGCCGAGAGAGCGGCAGAGCGTGGGGCATGGGTGGGCGGTTTTCATGTGGAGGCGGTAGCTTTGACGATGGCGGCGCGGGCAAGCAGGGTTGCCGACTCGATTTCTGCGCGCTCTGATGCGGTTGGAATTGTGCCGATGCCGTGGCAACTGTTGCACGTTACTAGGGAGCGGTGCGCGGCCTCTAGGGCGGCGAGCAGATCGGGTGCCGACGCAATTAAGCGTGCGTCTACGTGCGATAGCCGGTCTGAATCGCAACCTCGATACGAACCGGAAACCATGCAGTCGCACGAGATTTCGACTGACGCGTCTTCAGTTCCTGTTTCAATGAACAGCCAAGGTCCGGGCGTGTGCTGTGCGGCCAAAGCGGGCGCGCTCGCGTGTGATGTGTTCATATATTTTGTGGCCAATGCGGCCGGTTAGTTATCGTTTTGCCACCAATAGGCGGCGGGTTGTTTCTGTGCCGTGGAGGGTTTGCGCGCCTTGCGGCGCCGCTTGGCTAGAATAGAGCAGGCAGCGCCGTGCGTGATGCCTTGGCGCAGGGCCAGGGCGCGGGCTCTGTCATGGAGTTGGTGCGGGGTCATGCAAAAACGTATTCAATTGCCGAGTGCTTGAAGAGATACACGGTGCGCCCGTGGAGCTTTGAACGGTGATAGCTGACGTGAAAATCCCGCTTCATCGTGAGCACGGCGCCGGGATCATGCGGAGCGTAGCCAAGGGCGCGCTCGACCTCCGCCCGCGAATTGGTGTCAACGTGACGCAGAAAGGTTTTCCGCGTGATAGAGCGGCAGGCGTCAATCATGTCGCAGAGACCGCCCGAAGCGTGAACGTCGGCGCGGTCCCAATTTACGCAGTTATTGAAGAATTTCATAGGTGGGTGTTTTTGTGTGCGTAGTCATGGCGTGTTAAGCTGCGCCCGCCTCACGTCGTAAGCGTTGCGGGGGATGCGACGCGTGATGCGGAGACGGTAGCCGAGGCGCCGCAATTCACGAGCCAGCGGTTGCCACTCGGCACGCGTGGCCGGACGGGTGCCGGCGACTACGCGGTGCGGATCGGCCGCGCCGTGTTGCCCGATGTGCTCATATGATGAGCAGAGCCAGGCTTGGCCAACGGATGCGGCTTCGCAGGGGAATAGGGCGATGACGGCGGAGCGCGGGCCGGTTGGCCAAGTGCGGAAAATTACGGAGGTGGGTTTCATGGCGTGCGGATTAGTCCTTTCGGTTAATGGCGCGCGTGAGGCGCGCATAAAAGTAGCGGCCGCGTGATCCGTTGGCGTTTTTGGGCCGGCGATACTTAACCGAATCGGCAGCGTCCAAAACGCGCTCGACTTCGGAACTGCGCAGCGTGCAAAAGTCGCGGCCGAGCGGGATATTGTAGACTGCGGCGAGGTGGGTGGCGGATGAGCGGTTCATGGGATTAAGCGCAAACGGCGAGACCGCGGGTGTAGATTGAACTGATTTCATCCGCGCCAAGTTGCTCACGCGTGAGCAGGTAGAGAGCACAGCCGCGCGGGTCTGTTTGGTGATAGTGGACGACAAACGTGGGGCTGTTTGGCGTGTATGGGGTCATGTTAATATCGTGTGCGTTTCCGCGCGCATTGCGTGCGCTGACAATTGCGGCCAGCCGGCGCAGCGCGCCCGCCTCGCGGTCCGCAATGGGGCGCCGTGTCGTGTAGTCCTTGCCGCGCCCGTGCATGTAGTGGTGATGAACCATGTAGGGCTTACCGCTGGTTTCGTCGCGCTCAATGGCCCATGATCCGTGGTCATTGCCATTGCCGCACTCGGCTTCGGCCCAGCGCTGAAGGGTCATTTCAATACGGCGCAGTGCGGCCGATTCGTCGTAGGTGAAGCCGAGGCGTGCGAGCCGGGCGAATAGTTCAAACTTGCGTTTCTGTGTGCTCATATTTTTTTATCGTTTTAAGCCTGATCCGGCTGTGTTGTTTTTGGTTGGCTAACGGATTGTGCTAACAGGTTGCGCCCAGTGGGGCCTTTACATGGCAAGGCAGAGAATTACTAAGACGGCCAGCAGGGCCAGCAGGGCCAAAGAGCCGAGAATTTCGGCGCGGTTTTGTGGGGTCATGCGCGAATGGTGCGGGCAAAATACGGCGCTGATCCATCGTCAACGGATTCGCGAAAATGCGCGAACCCATCGGCCGCGGCGAGTTTGCGGACCTCGGCAAAGCGGGCCGGGTTTGTGCAAAGTATATCCTCGGCCCATTCGGGCGCGTCTGTTTTGCGGCCCCAAAGGATGCGCATTGAAGGGAGGGCGCGGCCGATTGGCTTGTGTGCTGGCTGTGCTTGTGGAGTGGTCATGGGTGGAAATGTTATGCGGTCACAGTGTCACGCGCTTCCCAGTAGGCGCGCTCAACGGTTTCCGCGCTGTGCTGTGTTTATTGTGGCGGGTAAATTGTGCTGTGCGCGGGCGGGTTATTTCTTGGCATCGTGCATCTCCTGATAGTAAAAGCACAGATCGGCTTCGCGCGTGCGCGCATCTCGCAACCTAATCTTTGCCCATAGGCGCCGCGCCTGTTTGGCCCTTTCCTCGGCATGGCTGGCGATTTCCGATGCGTTACAGGTTGGCCAGGTGCGCGCAACGCGTTCGGCTGTGAGGAGTGGCGCAAGACAATAGACACGCGTATCGGCGCGCCGATGCGTAGGCGCCAAGTCAATTACTTGGCACGCGTCAAGGTAGGGGCGAACGTGGAAACGGGTTTGCATGGGCGTTGGCATGGGAGTCATGCGACAAAGGAAAAGGATTTGCCAAGGCGCAAACCCTCGCGCGTGTCAGGATGCGAGACGGAATGGACGCACCAAACCCAGCCGCGTTTCGGCGCATCCAGCCGGACACTGTAAGGCGTGCGATTAACCCACGCGTTGGCAAAGCTAGGGCCGGTTACGTCCTTCGTGAGAAAGACGGACATCTCATAACCCGGCCGCGGCAACGGTTTGCCTGCGAGTTTGCAAAGAGCGGCCGCGGCACGATCCGAAATGCGGTAGTGGCACGCGTCGATAAATTTAGCGGAATGCGTTTTCATGCGTTGAAAGATTTTAGCTAGGGTTAAAAGGTTACATAAACAGGATGCGGCGAAACGACGGTTTCAGCGTCAACGCGATAGCCAACAAAAGGCGCAAATATACTATCGCCGTCATGCACGCGCGTTTCGTGCGGGATTTTCTGACAATCGGCGCAACTAGGCGAATCGTGGAAACCGTAGAGACCGCGCGCGTGCAATGCGTGGACTTTGGCGCAGTGAATAACGCGGATAATGCGAAAGGCTGTTTTCATGACCGTGAATTGTTAGGTGTTGCTAGTGGAAATTAGGCGGATCGCTGGCATTCAGTCACGTAAGCTTGCGCAGCTTCCAACACGCTGCGCCTACGCAATAGCTCGCGATTGTATTCCGTATCTTCGCCAGTAATACATGCGGCAATCGTTTCGGCTTCGTTGCGTGCGAACTTTTCCCAGTAGACCGCGCGAGATTCGGCGCCACCACTGCGGACAATGGCGAATCCGCCAGACGCTGCGCAAGGGCGAGTTATGCCGATGGAATACGTGCGACTACTGCCAAACCATTTCACGACTCCGCAGAGCGTGTCGTGCAAGGCGATTGAAAGGCAGTCGATTTCTTCGCCTTGGCGCTTGTTTTGAGACTCTAGGACGGAGCGTGGAGTTTTCATGGATCGGGAATGGTTACGGGAAAGGGTTAGAAATGGGGCACCCACGTTACCGTGGTCTGCACGTAGGCGAACGGGAATGCGCCGGAGCGCACACCCCAGTTTTGCGTTTCGATTCGCTGCGACGCATTGGCAAAACGGCGCAGTGACTTGCGCGCCCACTTTTCGCACTGGCGCATTGCTGCGACGCGAGACCGAAACGCTTTGCGGCGAGAAACAGAGTGAACGCGGGCGCCAGACGAATCCGGGCCGGAGTAGCTGAGGGAGGCAATTAGCTTCATGATTTGCGAGGGAATGAGGGTTGCGGTTACTTGTAACACTCCACGCGAAAACGATTGTAAACGTCGCGACGCGTGAGGCGGTCAGGGTAACTGTCCAGATTGTCCCAGCCAAAGTATTCGCCAATCATTCGCCAGCCGTGCGCACGTTCGCACGCATCATCCGAGCACAGAAGCGCAATTACAGACTTCTCCGTTTGGCCGTAGCAATCGGCCAGTGCGCCGATTCGTTCAGCAAACCATGCAGGGAGCTCGGGGTGGAATTTGTTGTCAGACAAAACGCCGTTGACGTAGGAGCACTTGTCGGCACTGAAGCGCCATGCAGTCCAGTGCATGTCTTTGTCACGAATGTCGTCTTCGTCGTTTTTGGGTTGGAGCAAGACGCATTTAGGGGAATAGACGCCAGTCCTATCCTGATAGACGAAAAACCCGCCGTGCGCCATTGGGTTTGCGTCACCTAGGTTTGCGATAAATTGCCAGACAGGTTGGTTGGTTTTCATGTTTGGATTATGGGGAATGAGGGTTGCGGTTAGTTGAGAAAAGTTAAGCCAAGCTAGCGCAAACGGCCGCTTCCAAGCCCGTCGCGAGCCGAGCTGTTTGCACAGCAGAAGCGGGCAAGCCAAACGCATCCGCATCCGCTCGCGCCATGGCCAACGCATCGGCCACGCTAGCGGCCGGATAGAAGTCAATGAACGGCTCGCGCAAATTGGCGCAAAGGGTGGAGACGCGGAACCAGGATTTTTGGGGAGCGGAGGTTTGCATTAGGGTGAAAAATAAGGGCCGGAATTGGCCGATGCGCAAAGGTTGCGAAATTGCCTCTCGTTTGGCGAGCAAAAGTTTTCGTTTTAACACTAAAGAGACGCAAGCCATTAGTGCCAACAAGTTTGCAACGCACTATTTTTTGGCCTTTTGGGTGATAGTGGAAAAATGGATACGCTATTGGGGCGCTATTGGCAGACCGCGCAAACAGGCAAAGGCTTGCCTCGCGGGGCGAGCGGATTAGGTAAGGGGCATGGACATTCTAGAATTGAACGAGGACGCGCCGATGCCGGAAAGGGACCGCAAAGCAAGGGCCAACGCGGAGAACGGCAACAAGGGAGGTATTGCCAAGGGGACAGAACTGGCCAACAAGCGAACCTACCCAAGAGACAAGTTAATTGACGCAACGGCTGACGCTATCCTAGCGGGCAAGCGAAGTCCGCTTACGCTGCCGAGAGTTGGCGCCGTCACGGATCACGACAAACGAACAATCGCCCGCATAACGGAAAGTAGCGCGGAGGAGTTTTCCAACGAGCTGACACTGACGCTGCGAACCATTGCTCGCGCGACTGGCCAGCGGATCATGGAAAAGCTGGAGGAAGGGAATCAGAAGTTGAGTGACCTTAACATGACGTTGGCAATCGCCGTTGACAAACACGCGGCCGTTTCGGGGCGAAGCGCACAATCGGGTAATGTTTCCGTCACGGTCAACAATTACGGGGCGATGAGCAGGGAGCAGATATTGGCCAGCTTGCATAAGGAGGAGCGGAACGTGACGCCGATTGTTTAAACGGCGACTTAATTAAGTGGCGGCTTAATGGGTTCCTCGCCGTGTGGAGATTTCCCCAGTCTCCGCGCCCCGTGTCTTGTGTCCACGCACGCCAAGGCGCGCCGTCCTATGCCCTTTTTAGGCGATTTGACGGCTCGTAGGTAGTGGAGTGCCGAAACTGCCGTAAATCGGAAGGAATCCACTAGGGGTTTTCCGCAATTGTCCGTTCTGTTTGCATCTAGGCTCCAAACTAGTCGCACGCTCAGAGGTGCACGCACAATACGTATTATGTAAACTATTGGCGTCAAACCATACGTAATAGATTGCTAGTTACTTACTTGCGAAAGTTTTGCGCGCTACTTTTGGGTAGTTGGCTAGGTTGCAACTTTGCGCCGATCCTTACTTTCGGGCCGAGCTGGCGGAGGGCGGGGGCGGGGGCGGGGGCCTCGATTCCTGGCAAAGACAGAAACGCCAATACATCCGCCCATATAATAAAAATTTTGCAGTAGTTCGCCTCGTTGGCCATGAGGGCCGTTGCGTCCAAATCCGTGCACTTTCGGCGCAGTTCCGCAATCGGGTCTCATTTTAAAAAATTTGGGCTAGAAATCGACCCACAGCCCACTTCCGAAGCCCCGGATTTCTCCTGCTGGGTGAAAACTTTTTTCAATTATCTCAACCTTTTCCGTTGACGGCTGCCCAGCGACATGTATAATCGGGCTGCCGACCCGCCGTTAGAGGCGGGAAGGCACGCCCGATTAATACATGCCTTCCGGGTGGGCATCCGACAGGCACGGAGGAGGCGATTCTAGAAATTATTAATTGGATATATCAATTTATAGACTTAAAAGGCGCAGGGTAAGCACTTTTTAATTTTAAGTCTATTAATTCATTGCCGAATTAATAGAATCCAGTTTTTGCTCATTTCCGTGAAAACAAAATTCGCATTCGAGGGCGCCATGCGCTCCAGCAAGTTCGCGTCTTTGGACGCTGCCAGAAAATCGGTCGTCTCCAGCCCCATGCTCGCCGATTACATCATAGATCACCTCTGTGAAATCGGGGTGCTTTCCGTGCTGCCGGATGGCTCGGTCGCAGGGGTTGCAAATGACCCCAAAACGCGGGCCGGAAACAAGCGGCCAAACATCTCGACGGACTGGAAATCGACATGGCCACCGGAGGAGGCGCTACTGGCGGCTATCAAGCACCCATGCCGGTTCAGGGAGATTCAGGAAGCGCTTGAGGCGGACGGGCACGCTTCCGGGCACTGGTTCTGCCTGCACGCGCTGTGGTCGCTTGAAAAGCGCGGATTGGCCAAAAAGTGCGGGAAGGAGTATGTCGCGATCTCATCCACGGGGGGCACGGTGATCGACGTTGACGATGAGGAATCCGAAGAAGATCGCATTATCGGAGCAATTTGCGAAATGTGCGAGGCCCCCGGACTTAGGAACTACTATCCGTCAAAGGTTCTGTCCATGCTGGACGAGCGATTTGACGCGGATGAATCAAGGACGGACGAGTGGTGCACAAAGAAACTACGCGACCTAATCGCCAACGAGATGATACCCGACCTGCCGATCAAGGAGCTTAAGCCCTAAACTACGCAGCGATACTTACGGGGCTGACCCTGAATCTGGAACGATTCGATGCAGCCCTCTTCTTCCCATCGTTTCAGCGCCGGATATAGCTGCTTGGCGCTGATTGGCTTGTTGGCTGACAGACGTGGAACGAGCTGGGTCAACGGAAGCGGGTTCTCGGCTTTTGAGGGGAAGACGGACTTGAAGGTGGAAAATACCCACGACTCTGGGCGGCCGACAGATTTTGTCTCGTCCTCTGGCAGCGCGCAGGATCGGTGCATTTCATGCTCGTCCGACCACTTGAAACACGGCTGCTTTTTCTCGGGAATTGGTTTCCCGCGCTGCCTTCCCTCCGCGACCACCATCGTAACGTCCCCCTCCTTCTTCAGCGTAAGATTGGACTCACTTTTGCGCTCCAGTTGGCTGCCTAGATGCCCGCGGCCCTTGTCGGTCTTGTCCTTGGAGGCCGGATTCAGGTGCAAAATGTTCACGATGGCGCAGTCATGCTCAATGGCGGCGCCATGCAGGCGGGCCACCAGCGCGTTGCTGTCATCCTCGTTGTTGGGGCTGGAAACAAGGTCAGCCACGCCGTCAACAAACACGCTATGCACGGCACCGCACTGCTTTTTGGCATGGCGCAGGGCGGCGTGAACAAAGCGCTCGGCTTTTGCGGCCTCCATGCCGGCCAGGCTAAAGCTCAGGAACCACTTGGGCGGCGCTTGCAGACCGGCCCGGCGCAGGATGGACAGCACCAGCGCCTGCCAGTCGTAGGTGCTCTGCTCGGTGTCAAAGTGCAGGACGGCGGCGTGGCCATAGTTAGGGCCTTTAACGCCCAACGTGTCGGCGCTACTGGTGCCGGGCAGCATCGTGGCCGCGATCATGGCGGCGATAAAGCTGCTTTTGCCTGCCTTGGACTGGGCGTAGATCGTGGTCAGGTTGCCGCGCGTGCAAATGCCGATGTCGGCGATGGTATAGATGGCGGGCGGTCTTGGCAGCAGTTTTTTGGGGTCAAACACCCGATCCATCAGGTCGGACGGGGATGAGGCGCTGTCAGTGATGTGCTTCAGGCGTGCCTGCTGACCTTCCAGCATCCGCTCGGCGTCGTCGGCCGAACATTTGAACACCTCCTCCATCGCCTGTAACGCAGCCCCGTGCGCCCGGCGCAGCAATTCGGCTCCCCGGATCGACCGGACCAGCATTTTTACGTGTGCCGTCGTGGCGGATTGCTTCTCAAGCGCCAGTATTTCCGGCATGATCGGCAGGCCATCAAACGCCTCGTGGCCCTTTAGCCGATGGATCAGGCTGATGGTGCTGACCGGCTCGCGTTCATCGTTAAGCTCGCAGGCGGCACCAAAAACAGCCGCCAGCCTTGGGGACGTAAAGCTGGATGTGGTCAGGCCGGCATCGGCGCACTTTGACAGCACTTCGGCGCTGTCCACAAACAGTGCGGCAATCAGGTTTTCCTCCGCGTCGGCGTCGGATGGCAGTTCACGGGACAGCACCGTTTCGCCGATGCGGGCCGGGCGGGCGGACTCGAATGAGTTGGGTGGTGGCGTGAAGCGGTTGGGATGTGTGCCGTTGCGCTCGGCATCGGCACTGGCACTGGCACTGGCCACGCCGTCATCATCAAGGTCCAGCAGGCGGCTCATGGTCGGCCTTTCTCGCCACCAAAAATTATCGCCCCCGCTCCACCAAAGGAAACGCCCGGCATAGCCGGCAATTGGAAGACGCGGAGGCGGGTGCCTTGCGGCACCAAGGGGATAGAGGTAGTCATGTCGTGTTTCGGCGACTGGGTTTGTTGCTAGGGGGCGACGGCGGTCGGGTCAAGTTATATGGTTGGCGCACTCATGTCGCAAGCCTCGTAATCGCGTCCCGCGCCTTCTCCATCATCAGTTCGCCGGCCCGCGAATTGTCGGCGCAGGCTTCGGACTGCGTTTGCCAGATATGGGCGATGGTATGCAGCGCGGTCTTGGCCACGCCCAGCCGGTTCTCAGCCAAGTCACGCTGCGCAATTACCGGCACGCGCTGAAGCAAATTAGACTGCGCGCGGTCGCAAAGCTGCGCTATTTCGCTATCGCAGCCGGGGCACGACTTGATGCGCTGGAACTCGTCGCGCATCAGGTCGAGGAAATCGGTGGCTAGGCTTAGCTCGCGCTCCAGCAACCGCATCTCGTCGGCGTAAACCACGTCGTCGGGCAGCGTGTGCGAATTGATCGGGAGCAGGATGGCGTCGGTGCGGGGCGTGGCCATGGCGCTCCAAAATTCGGCGCTCTTGGCGCGGTCCTCCGGTGGTTTTATCGTGATGGTGCGTTTGGGTGTATCCATAAAGTTAATCTTCGATGTCCATGACCGCCGTCAGTCCTCCAAGTCCAAGATCGAGGTAGCTTCCGATGAACTGGGCGGCGAGTTCAGGGACGATGGCGTTTCCGTAGGCGTGCAGTCGGGCGATGCGATTAAGTCGTGCAGCTTTGACTGCACCTTTTCCCACTCCGCGAAGTGCGGTGAGCAGCGGTCCCACTCGACTGGGTATCCCATCAACCAGCGGGAATGCGCTGGGTTCAACACGCCGCGTTTTCCCGTCGGCGCATGAGACGAATGAAGGACTTGGCGACCAAGCAGACCATTGTCCGGTGTCACCGACAGATCGCAGTCCCCGTCCTTGTGATCCCTGGTCGTGGGGGTGGCCCAGCCGGCCAGTTGAACCACATCGTTCAAGTTCGCCATGCCGTGACCCTGCGCCTTCTTCTCCGCGATATACTCCGGCGTATGCGCCGGCATGTGGTCCCTCGCAACCGGCGTCGGCCAACCCACCAGCTTCGCCGCGCCGGGAAGTTTCAAGCAGATCGCCCGCGAACCGTCCGGTTGCTTCGCTCCGTAGCAGTGGGTTGACCCGAGCGCATCGTTCGTGATCGGGGTTGGCCATCCAGTAGAGTCGCTGTCTGATATGCGGAGCGCCGACGCTCGCAGCCGGCAAATCAAACGCTGCGACATCGTAACCGAGTTCTTCCAAATCAAGCGATATTCCGTCGCACCACTCAATGCCAAGCGGGCTCGCAACCTGCTCTCCAAAAGTTTCGCAAGGCTCAAGCTGCCGCTTGATACGATGGTATTCCGGCCACAGGTGCCGGATGTCGAGTTCCCCTTGTTGGGCGCCGGCGCACGAAAGCGGTTGGCAGGGGCAACTGACGGTTTCAACGGGTCGGCTGTCTGGCCATCCGGCGAGGCGGCATCCAAGGGCCCATCCGCCGACTCCGGCGAAGAAATGTTTTTGAGTGAATCCATGTAAGTCTTCAGGCATTACGTCCACAATGCTGCGGTCATCGACCACGCCATCTGGAATCAGTTTTTGTTTAATCAGTTCGCGCAGCCACGCCACGCAGTCAGGGTTGTTTTCGTTGTAGTAGGCGGTCATTTCGCAAGCCCCTCCGCCACCCGCAAAAACTCCTCACGATACTTGCCCGCGTAGCCGCGCCCGTCCACAAGGCGCTCCAAGGCGCGCAGCACATTAGCACGGCGGATGCGCGTATCCGGCTTCCCGCGCCGCACACCGCGACTGCTCGGATAATCCCGGCACAGGGCTCGATACCAGCGTGGCGGAACGTCGGCGCAGACCCGTTTCATCCCGCCCTCATTCCACCCGCGCCGGTTGGGGTTGAGTGGCACCAGCACCACCTCAAGGCGGTGGGCCTCCAGCTCGGCAAGCATGATCTGTAATCCAGCCATGTTCACGTCCGCACTACGCGATTCTCCAAAAACGCCATCGCGGCCTGCTGCACTTCCATGCACTTGCGGCGGTGCACGCGACTGCGGTCGTTGTTGCTGGCCGGGGCGCTGGTCATCATGCCGCCTGGCGTCATGCCGGGGCGGATGTTGCGGCCGATGATAGCGTTGGCGCTCAGTTTGCAGGTTTTTATTGTTGGGGTGGGCATAGTGTTATTGCTGGACTGTTTTTGCTAGCGCGATTGAAGAAGCCGCTTCCCGCCACGCCGCGATGCGTGTTGACCCTACGCCCGATATTGGCGTCGCCTTGGCTGTCTTGCGGACCACGAAGCAGTGCTCTCCACCATGCGTCCTGAAGCCTTCAATGGTGGCCTTTGGGTAGGCGGCGCGAAACACTTTTTCGTGGTTGGATTTCATGATTGAGACAACGTTAGGCTTGAAACAGCGGACAATCCTCAATCCCGCCCAGCCCGTTCCCCGCATAGACCGGCTCCTTGTAAGCCGCCTTGCGCCGCTTCGGAAGGTCCGCAAAATAGGCGTTGATTTTGATGACATCGGTCGCGGCGCTTTCCTCCGTGGCGTGCCTTGTTTTTACCACGGGATGCGGCGGCGCCCTGAAAATGCGCGGCCCGAACGGCTCGGTGCGCTGGAAGCTGTGGCACATAATAACGTGCTCGTCAGAGTCAGCGTCGTAGAGGGAGAAGATGGCGGGCGTAGTCATTGGCTGTAATGCGCAATGCCGGTTTTGACGCAGAAAGCCACGATAGCCGCCTCCTCATCCTCGCCCGTGCCGCGTTTTCATCATCCAGCGCGCACTCATATCGCCCGCTCTCCAGCTTGGTAATTACCAGCCCATACCGCTCCAGCCACGCGAGGCGCGGGGAGAGCGATGGTTGAAGGTCTGGAAAGAGGTCGGACATGTTATCTACCCATAAACGCATTCCATGCAGCGGCGGCAGCGCGGCCTTCGGGCACGCATCGGGGACAACTCAGTTCAGCAGGCCAATAGCTCGGCTCCCGGCCCTTTGCGCGAACGTGCAAGAGATACCGCTTTCCGCTGGCATCCGCTGGCGACAATCGTGTTTTGCTCGCGTCACACCAATCAGGCACACACGCATGAGGCCCAGTTGAATCTTCGTTCTCGCGTTGGTCTGGCGCTGGCGTCCACAGCACGTATTCGCGGTTGCACCGTGGACACTGAACCATCTTGGGCTGGCTGACTGTTTGAGCTGGAGTCATTGGCTGATGGCCCATGCGTGTTCCGATTATTTCTCTGCCGCAAGCAAAATCTCGCTTGACGAGAAAAATAGTTGCCGGACGGTGGCGCTCATGCCGAAGCCAATGAAAATGATGGGCCACACCCGCAAGTGGATCAAGGGTGTATCCAAGAATCCAATTCTAATGCCTGACGATCTGCGCGTGCTGGGTGAAAATATCCAGCGCCGCCGCCTTGCGCTGGAAATCACGCAAGCCTCGCTGGCGCAGTCCGCAGGCGTCTCGTTCCGCACGATTGTGAACATCGAAAGCTGCGCGATGAACGGGTGGCCGTCCACGCCGGTATTTCTCAAGATTTCGCGGACACTTGGGTTGCCTGACCCTGAGCTGTTTCGCCCAGCTACCACCCCATGAACGCCTCCCGCGAAGCCTACGACCTCTTCCACGCCGCCTGCCGCCGCAATTTCATGCGCCGCATCAGGCGCGGCCACTGGCGCAGCCTGCGCTTTTTGCGTCTTGTAATTTCCGATACGATTAACCGCGTTTGCACGCCGAAATAAACCTATGCCCGACCTAAATCAAGCCATCCTTGATGAACTCAAAGCCATCCGCGCCCTGCTCGCGGGCGGCGCCAAACCTGCTGCCGCCACGGCCAATCCTCCATCGCAAGCGCCGGCCCCTGACGGCCCGCCCCCGCAGCCGGATAGCGTGATCGAAAACGCCGCGCAGGTCCAAGTCCACTTCGGAAAAAATAACGGCGTCGCCCTCGGCGCACTGTCTGAACGCAGCCTTAGCTGGTATGCCGCCGAGCAGCCCGCGCGCTTGGACAGCAGCGGCAAGCCGTATCCGCCGCGCCCGCAGGAAATCCTGCTGCGTAACGCCGCCCGCACGCTCTGGCATCAACAGAAGGGGACACTCACGACTGGCACGCCGCCGTTGCCATCCGCTGGCGCGGCGACCGAGGTCGTGGATGACGATGGAGATTCCATACCTTATTGATTTACAAATAATGCCATTCTGATTCGGTTTAGCTGATGAAAAAATGCTTCAAATGCGAAACCGTAAAGCCACTGTCAGAATTTTATGCCCATCCAAGAATGGCGGATGGGCATCTAAATAAATGCAAGGATTGCTCTAAAAACGACACGAAGAAACACATCGAAAAGATGATGCTTAACCCCGAATGGGTTGAGATGGAGACCGAGCGCCAGAGAATTAAGGAAAGACAGAGAAGGGAGAGCGGTCGCGCATTTATTCAAACCCAAGAGCATAGACGTGAGGCCCAGCGTAGATCGAGGAGCAAATACCCAGAGAAAAATACAGCAAACAGAAAGTTGCTTAGGGCCGTGGCATCAGGAGAAGTGCTTAAGCAGCCGTGCGCGAGATGCGGATCATGGGATTCTGAGGCGCACCATGAGGATTACTCAAAGCCACTTGCGGTAATTTGGTTTTGCACCGAGCACCACGCGCAGCGCCACATAGAAATAAGAAGGCAAAAGCGAGCCCAGTTGGCTGAACAAAAGAAAATCACAATTCTCGACCTTGAGGATTAATTCTCGCTTGACGAGCACGTAAACGCGTGATTGCGTCGGGCAGTGAACCAAGCCTAGCTTGGCACCCATAGTTGAAGCTGGAATCCGCTGGTCGGTCTAAGGGGGCCGACCAGCGCGATCCGGCCAAAGTTCTTTCACATTTACGCTCGGAAGCGCCCTAACCGTTGGCCGCAACACATGGCGGTGACGGGGATGATTGGAAGCTGGATTAAGAAGAGACCGCAAGGTTACTTGCCGGCAACGGATCGCCGGACCCAGAAATGGGGTCGGATGATAAGTGCCTTACACACCCGTCAGGGATACGCGAACGAGCACCCTTTCCCTCCACCGCCAGCCGCGTCCAGTCTCCCGCCAAGTTCTCCAACAAGCGCGTTAGCGGGCGGCGGAGGGGATAACGCAGCAAAGCTAGAATGGTCATTCTGGAGAGCCACGCCCTTACCGGCTTCAAGTCTCATAGCAGGTTAAACTCCTGATTGCTGCACCATCTTCCCGAGTTGATGCGGGCTTCATATACCGAGCGAACCGAGCTGGGTTTCATCATCATGCGTGAACACGCACCGGCCGATCCTCGCCGTGCGGAGGCGGAGAGACCGTCCATAGAAAGCTCGGTAAGGAGGATTATTTTCACCGTCTCATCATAAACCAACGGCATCTGGAGTGAGCGAAAGTTGCCGTGGTGAATCAATTTCCCGCTGCGGTTCGGTCGTTGACCAAAGGACACCGCCTCGCAGGCTGAATAGGACTGGCGGTAAACAACAACGCCCCGATTTACGTCGGGGCGTTTTGCTTTTAATTAGCAGCGGCTTAGAACGCCGTCCGAGGTCGCATCACTTCCTCGTAGATCGGGTCGCCCTCAGTCTTGACGATCCGCGCCCGCAGCTTGTCAAAGATGCGATACCGCATGTTGCGGGTCCGCCACAGGGACACGCGGCGCCGGTCAGGTAGTTCAATGATGACCATGCTCTTGTTGGGTGGCATTCCCCACACGACGGCATCGGTCAGCACGGGCCAGCCGTTGATCGACTCAGGTGGAGCCGCAACCAGCGCCTCCGCCTCCACGGCTTCGTCGCCAACGTCCATGATCGCAACGATGCCCGTCATGTCCTTTGGCTCGCCCGGCGTTACTTCGGTTATGACTGCGGGCTTCGCCCGCGCCAGTTCCAGCGCGATAAAGGCCGGTTCGGCAGCGTTCTGATACTCCGGCGCCAGTCGGGCTGCGAACACGTCAAAACCGCGCTCCGCGGCGAATCTTTCGGCCTCTGCGACCTTACCCGCGATCAGCAGCGTGCGGACCCGGGCTTTGTCGTTGGCGGCTTTTTGCTTGGCTACTTTTTCTTCTTTGGTGGGCATGGTAGTTGGTGGGCGTTGGTGCCTTAGTAGGCATCTAAATTCAGATTGCTCTCCGGCAACGGCGTAACAGTAGAAAGCTGCTCCTCCAAGATCGGATACGGAGCTGGCCCGATGTGCCGGATCAGCAGCCGCGAGTCGCACCAGATTTTGAAGCCTGCTTTGCGGGCAAGGTGCGAAAAGAAAAAGTCTTCGCCGAGGAAGCGGGATTCGCCCTCGTGCACGGTGTTTAGAATTGCCTCAATGTCGTCTAGGCAGTCAGACGCATCGCCCATGCAGCTTTCAATCGTTTTGCGTATGCGCGCTAGCCTACCCTCCGGCGTATTCGGCCCCACGAGCCCAATCGGAAACAGTTCCGTCATGGTCCGGCTCGTTATGCCGCCATGCGCGTCGTCGTCCTCGTAGGTGAACCGTCGCTCGGGGAATGCATCGCACATGGCTCGCAGAGCCGGGACGCTAACCAGAAACATTCCGGTCCCAAAAAAGTCCATGTCGCACAGCCCACGCTCGTCAGGAAACGCGCCCTTCTTGCGCACCACGAGCCAGCGAATGGGGCCGGACTGCTTTTTGACGTAGGGAGCGCACACGATGGGCTCGTTATGAGCCAGCATCTGAATCAGCCCTTCGGGCGTCCACTTCATGTCCGTGTCAATTTGCGCCATGATGTCCGCCTCGGTGCGAATGGCATGGTCGGCCATGATGTTTCGGCTGATGTTGATGGCGGAGTTGCCGGCCTCAACGGACAGTTCAAACGTGTAGTCGGGACGGTTCAGCGCCAGCAGCTTCGCGTAGGCGTCGAACCACCAGAACGGCAAGCCGCCCTTGGCGGAGGTGCAGATTACGACGCGGCGCTTGCTCATGCGTGGGCCTCCTTAAGCATAGGATCGGTCGGCACAACAGTCGGCACCGAAGATACGGTCCTGCTGATTACGGCCCCAGCAAGCGCCTCATGGGCGTTGGACATGATTGGCACCAGCTTAGGTCTCTCCGCAAACACATGCACATATCCCGAGTTGTCCTTGAACGTGCCGACGTAGTTGCTGCCCAGCACCTCGTCACCGAGCTTGGCCATCGTAAAGGTCAGTTCCTCCTCCGGCGCGTTATCGTCCTGAAAGGTCCAGAGCAGGCACTTGTTGAATCGGTGATCGACATTGACGGTCAGCAGCTTCGCGCCCGTAGGCAGGCTCAGCTTTTGCGTGGGCAGGATGTCGAGGGAATGGGCGGTGATTTTCATGGAGATTTGACGGGCTGCATCAGCCCAATGTTAGCGGCTAAAAAGTTGCCGAAGCAAACCGGACAGACCGGAACCTGCGCGCCCGTTTCAAGTTCTATCCAAGGTGCGCCGTGCGGATGATGCGGGCTGCACGATTGCTCGTGCCCGCACTTATCGCACTTATACTGGTGCGGCAGGATGTAGGTCATGGCTTAAAGTCGGCAGGCAGCAGATCGGTGCGCACAAACTTGAGTTCGCCGCGGTTCAGATGCGGGCGGGCCTCGCCGGTTAGGGTGAAGCCAGCGCGAGCAAGGTTCGCCTTAACAATCGGCACATACTCATCCGAGTGAGTTTCGAGCATGATCGCTGAAAATTCCGGCAGGCGCTTGTCGTAGTCCAGCGTAGCCAAAATTAAAAGTTCACAGCCCTCGGTATCAATTTTTAGCACGTCGGCCTTCGGAAGTTCCAATGCGCTTATCACGTCCACCTCCACCTTTTCGCGCCCCTCGACAGGCGGCATCATCAGCGACCACTCGCCGCAGTTGAACTCGCCGGCCTGCAACGTGGCGCGGCAGGCGTGACCTGCGACGGCGACGTTGTGTAGATGCACGTCAATGTCTTCGTCATTTTGGTCAAAGTCACTGACCGTCTCCTGAAGGAGTTTGAAATTAGCCGGGCACGGCTCGTAAGCATGGACAGTGCATCGAGGCCACCGCTCCACCGCCCAGCGCGTAAACGCCCCGACGTTCGCCCCGAGGTCGATTACGGTTGGCGGCGTCGCGGGATCATAGGGCACGTTGTAGGAGCCTTCCAAAACATCCCGACAGTGATTCGGATGCAGCCCGTAGGATTTGGGCCACGCGGCTTGGTTGGGGTGGAGGATGGAGAATGGCTTGGTCATGTTAAAATCTCCTTAACGCATCCGCACCCGCCGCGACAGGCGGCACGTCCCATTTGGATGAATAATGGTCGCGCAAGACTGAGTTTACCTCGCCCTGCACGGTGCGGCCGTTGCGCTTCCGCTCAATGCGCACGTCCTTGGCCACGTCAGGCTCAATACGGGTCATAATGTAGCCTTGGACCGCCGTGCGGGGCTTGCGGCCATCGGGCTTAGATTTCTTCGTTTTCGCTGCCATTTGAATTGACAGCGTGGTTACAAGTGGCGAGCAATGTCAAACAGAATTATGGCCCTCTTCACAAAATACATCCCATACGAAAAGACCGTCACGCAGCACACGTCCAGCAACAGCACCGTCCATGAGCACCGCGCGCCGACAGATGCCAGCGCGCAACTGCTCCGAGAATTGCAAGCCGAGGCGCGCGACAGCGTGATTGCGACATTGGAATGCCGCGACAACAAGTTCAGTTGCCGGGCCGTGGTGGAGCAGAACTTCGCCGCGTTCAGCGAGACGCTGCGCGTCCAGTTCACGCTCAACGGCGAGAAGCACGATGCTGAAATTAAGCTGGACGACCGCCGCGACGATGCGCCCGCGCTGGCTCGCAAGATTCGCGATGAACTGGCGACGGTGATCGCGACGAAGCTGTGCATTGAGGGGCTGAAGGATGAGTGGAAATATATGGGAGGGCGCAAATGAATCCGCCCAGCAAAAATCCAGCCAAGACGCAGCAGCAACTTGCTGCGCTGATGCGTGAAGCCGAATGCTCTGACATGACGTGGCACGAAAAGAAGATTTCGCCCGCATCAGATCGCGAGTCATGCCGCGACTACGTCCAGACCCTCACTCCGCCCGAGCGCTACTACGGCGCCAACCTCTGGCCATGGTATCTGCGCGGCCCGTTCTGCGCGTGGCTGCGTAACTGGTATGCGCGGCGGCATCCTGAGATTTTTGGGGAGGATTACCAATGAACACCAACGGCAAAAAAACAGAAGTATTCTGCCAGCGCGATCCGCTCTGGCACGGCGTCAAGTTCTGGGTTAAGAAGCGCACGAGTGACGGAACGCGCTCGGCATTCGCGCAGCCCCTAGAGTTTAAGGTGCTGACAGCCGAAGAGGATGGCACCGAGTTGCCGCCCGCGTTCGCCATGCAGGATGAACAGGCCCAGCAGTTCATGGATGAACTATGGCGCGTCGGTTTTCGTCCGTCCGAAGGTTCTGGCAGCGCCGGCTCGCTGGCTGCGACGGAGCGGCATTTGGCGGATATGCGGGCGCTAGTATTCAAAACTCAACCACCGAAATAACATGGGCAAACTATCCAAACGCCAACGCACCGTAAACCGCAAGCTCCGCGAGGAACTCGCTCAAGCTAAGGCTCACGTCGGGTCCGTCGCGGCCTACCATGAACGCGCTCTCGCCAATATGACGGAGCGCGCCGAATACGCCGAGCGAAAGCTGCAACGCTGGCACGATGACGTGGCGCGGTTTTGCAGCAGCACGTTGCTTCCGGTGAAGGACAAATTGAAATACATGAATCCGCACATGCGGGTGATGCCACCACCTGACCGGAGTGACCTGATGCGCGCATGGGAGAGTGATTTGAGCGAGTCGTTCAGGTCGGTGCCCACTGAGGAACTGATGATGATTTTGCAGAGCGAACCAGCACTACGCGAGGACATGACTCGCCGAATGCACTTCCGCATTACCAACGTGCCCGGCCAGCGCGGCGACTTCATGTTTGCCTATGGCGTGACGCACACGGCGATGAAGTCATGCCGATACCCGCGTGAGTTTGTTGGAATGATCGCGGAGGAATTGGCAGTCGGGATTTGGGGTGAGATTTATGGGGAGGGGAAGAAATGAGCTGGACCGGATACGACAATCTGAATTTGCCAGGCGAAATCTGGAAAGAGGTCGCCGGATACGAGGGGCTTTATGAGGCGAGTAATTTAGGTCGCATTAGGTCCGTCCCGAGAACGCTTATCGACGGGCTTGGCCGCGCACGGCGCTACCGATCCAAGATACTCACTGGGGGCGTGAGCGACAAGGGGTATTGGGCTGTTATGATGTGCAGGGGTTCGGTCCAGCGCATGACGCTGATATCTAGACTTGTAGCAGAAACATTCATACCAAACCCGGACGGAAAAGCAGAGGTTAACCACAAGGATGGAAATAAAAACGACAACTCGGTAAATAATCTTGAGTGGATGACTCATCAGGAAAATTCGCTGCATCGAAACGCGGTTCTACGTAAAAATATCGGCGATAAGAATTACGGAGCAAAGATGACGAACGAAACCGTCATGGAAATGAGAAAGATGCGCGAGGAGACTGGATACGCATACCGGATCATTGCAGAGAAATTTGGGCTTAACGAAAATACGATCTATCGCGCCATCACGAAGCGTCATTGGAAACACATCTAAATGGCTAAAAAGATTCAATACGCCGACACGTTCCAGCCTCGATTCGGAATCCCATACCGCGCTCCGCTAACGCCCGAAGAACTTGCTGGGCTAAGCGAGGAGAGGTTGCGGGAATACATGCACAGTCGGCAGCTCATCGAGACCGAGAGCGCTAAGAATCCGGTTGGATGGGGATGGACGCTTCCATCATGGGAAATGGTCATGGATTGCTGGAAGAAGTATAACGTGACGATCCTGCTTGGCGGGAACCAAAGCGGCAAAACGAAACTCGGCGCCCGTATGTCCGTCTGGGCCGCTTGCGAAATCCCCGAGGCCGAGGTCTACAATTTTCACATCAACGAGCAGCGTTCGATTGCCGACCAGCAGCGTTTTATTTACGAAGAGCTTCCGAGTTGGTTGAGGGACATGCCAACCAAGAAGGGCATCGCCCACAGCCTGCAATACAACCAGAAGAACGGATTTACGGACGGAATCGCCATCATGCCGCCCGTTAAAGGCTATCGACGCGGTGGCTCAATCAAGTTTCATAATTATCAGCAGTATATTTCTAACTCACAGATAATAGAAGGAGTTAAGGCGCATTTCGCATGGATGGACGAAAAATGCCCGACCGATTTGTTTGAGACGTTCCGCATGGGCCGTCTCGGCACTTACCATGGACGCCTGCTGCTGACCTACACCGTGGTCGATGGCTGGAACGATCTAGTATCCAAAATTTTAGCACGCACAAAAACGCTTCAGACGCGCTACTGCGACCACCCTAAGATTCAGGCAAATCTCCCGATCCTCCAAGAGAGTCTTTCTGTTGGATCGTGCTGCATCATATATTGCTGGACGCAAGACAACCCATTCGCCGACTACCGCGAATTTCTTAAGCTCTACGGTAGTGAATCCCGCGAAGTAATCCTAGCCCGCGCCTTCGGAGTCCCCACGAAATCCACGACTTCCGCCTTCCCCCTCTTCAGCAAAGAATACGTCAAAGACGGCGGCAACGTGGTCAAACACGAAGACCTCCCATGGCTCAAAACCCGCAAGAACGCCAAGGGTCAAGACGTGCCCTATCCCGTCACGTTCTACATGGCGCTCGACCCCGCCGGCTCCAAGGCATGGTTCATGGTCTGGGTCGCCATCGACGCCGCGAATACGTGGTGGGTCTACCGCGAGTCACCCGAGAACGAGGAATGGGCCTTGCCCGGCAACAAGCCCGGCCCGGCGACAACGCCGCGCATTCACGGCATCAAAGCCTACGTCGAACACATCACGACCGCCGAGAGCGGCCCGGACGGCGACCGCAACATTTACGAACGCATCATCGACCCGCGCATGGGCGCCGCGGAGCGCCAGTCACAGGACGGGGCTACGACCATCATCAGTGAGCTGGACGACGCCGGGCTAACATTTATCCCGGCTCCAGCCGCGTCGTCGGAGGCAAACAAGGGTGAAATTGAGGACGGTATCCAACTTATCAATAACCTGCTGGCCTACAAAACGGACCAGCCGATTGATGCACTGAACCGGCCTAGGTTATACGTCAGCGACAGGTGCCAGAACTTGATCTACGCATTGCAGGAATATACGGGTAAATTGGGGGCGACGGAGGCTACGAAAGACCCGATTGATTGCTACGACGCCGAGACCGAAATCTTGACGACTGATGGCTGGGTGCCGTTCCCGTCGCTACCTCGTGGCGTGGCGGTGGCCACGATGGCGAAGGACGGCGCGCTGGAGTATCAGGTTCCGACTGAGTATCACGACCGGCATTACACCGGCCCCATGATTGCGTGCGAACAGAACGCGCTCAACTTCTGCGTGACGCCAAATCATCGGATGCTTGTTTATCCGCAGCGCCCCCCATTGAAGATCAGGCTCGCCAAGGACATCAAGCGTCAGGACACGTTCCCGATCACAACTAACGGCATCGCCGACGAGCCGGAGCGCATGATTGAGATTTGGACAGGCAAGGTCGTGGCCGCGAAAGACTGGGCTGAGTTCATTGGTTGGTATGTCGCTGAGGGTTCAGCAACCGGGACGGACGGCGGCAAAATCCAGATTCCGGGTCGCGGGTATTCCGTTTACATCTCGCAATGCAGTGAGGTCAACGCCGAGAAGCACGCCCGTATCGCAGCGTTACTCACGCGCCTTGATTTCTGCTTCAGGTATTACAGCAAGAGCTTCAGTATCTCGTCCAAGGATTTGTGGTCCATCGTCTCGCCGCTCGGATCGCAGAGCGAGCGATACATCCCGCGCGATGTTATGGCGCTTCCACGCCACTGCCTTCAGGCGATGTGGGAGGCGATGGTGCTGGGCGATGGATGGATGTCGGGCGAGGACAAGACAGAGCGCAAGTATGCAAGCGTATCCACGCGCCTAATTGACGACGTTACCGAACTACTTTCAAAACTCGGAAAACCGTATGGATGCACCTACGTGCGCAGCATGGATTGGGAGTCTGAAATTCGCGGCCGGTCGGTAAGGTCTACGATGCCGCTAATGATGATGGGCGAGAAGCGCCTGCGCGTTGCGTCGATCACGAACTGCGACAAAGAGTTCCTGATTGAGCAGCGTGATTACGATGGCCGCGTTTACTGCGTCTCGGTGCCGAACGAGACAGTGCTGGTTCGCCGCAATCGCAGGCCGCTAGTTGCGGGCAACTGCCTCCGCTACCTCCGCAAGGCCAATTGCGAGTTCGTGCCTTTCGTGAATGATAACGGCAGTCGGACCGGAGTATATTAAAATATCCATTTACTCGCTTGACGAGAAAGCGCCGATGTGCGTGGGTTGTGGCATGGAAAAAGACCGCACCGAATACTGGCGCAACTACGCCCGCGCCAACTCTGAAAAACGCAAGGCCATCAAAGCCGCATGGCGCCTGCGCAACAAAGCCAAGATCGCCGCTTACGCCCGCGAATACCGCGCCGAGCACGGCAGCGTTACGCGTGGACCGCGACCGGCGCGCGTGGCGAGGGCGGCTAAGCCTGCGCCGGCCAAGGCTGAGGCGTTGGAGTCGCTCAAGGAGCGGTTTGCGGCGTTTCGGGCGGCGAGACAGGGGGCTCATTTATGAGCAACGAAAATATATGCCTTGCGGCTGCCATCGCATTTTTCGCGGCCGCGATTTTAGACTGCGCGCTTTACGCGAAAACGCCATTCTGGTTCAGAAGGTGGAAAATGCCGAGCAAAAACATGAGGCATTACATTCCGTTTTCTGGCATTTATTTATGGGTCAAATACAGGCTTTCTGTCGGGGAATGAAAGCATGGCCATGTCTGGCATATCCACCTGCGCCTTTGACACGATCCCCGAGATAAAGCGCACATTCGGCAACCGCCGAAACTGGCATCGTTTCTTGGCCATAGCCGATGCCATGGCGGCAGAGCTTGCGCTGCGTAGGTGGGCCTAGCCCATCACTTGCATCTTGCCAACGCCCCGCGCTGCATTACGCGTGGCTGTCAAGATGTCATCCTTCGCGGGCACAACCCAAGTCAACGGACAAAACTCCGACGCCGGCCTGCAACTGGCGCCCGAGGGCAACGACGGTCCAGATCACGCCCTCCTTTCGCGCACGCTTAACACCACGATTGCCAACCTCCAGGGCTTCACGGACCAATGCACCGAGAACTACAACACGCGTTACGCCCTCTGGTCCGGGCAGTCAGCGGATGGGAAAAAACACGCCCGCGAAGGACAGAAGATTGACCCGACGCCGTGGGACGGCGCATCGGACCTTCAGGTTTTCCTCACTGACGAAGCCATTATCTCAAAGGTGGCGATGCTCTGGATCGCGTTTCTTCGCGCCGGCATCACCGCGACGCCAGTCGAGGGTAACGACACCAAACGCGCCAAGACTGTTTCCAGCTTCATGCGCTGGCTAGTCCAGACGCAAATCCCCGAGGTGAACCGCGAGGTGGAGTTGCTCGCAAACTACATTCAGGAAATGGGTGTCGGCGCCATGGGCGTCTTTTGGGAAGAGACGCAGGAAAAGATTTTGCAGAACGTCACGCTGGAGATGCTTCAAGAGCAGTTCCCGACGCTGGACATGCAGGCGCTCCTTTACAGCGACGACCTGATGGACGACGCGGTGGCGATCTTCACTGAGATTTACGGCTGCACTGCGAGCAAGGCCCGCAAGATGGTAAAGGAATTGCGCGCGAAGCAGGAAACGACCGTTCCGACGTTGGGCCGCAAGAAAAGCTACCCCGTCCTGCGCGCGTTCAACCTAAACCAGAACCTTTTCATCCCGAACTACACGACCGACGCCGAAACCGCATCGGCCATGTTTCGCGTTGAGTATTACACCGCAGAGCAGCTCCGCGCATTCGTGAACACGGCGGGCTGGGACAACGCGTGGGTTGAGGCCGCAATCAAGACCTGCAAGGGCACGCAGATTACGCAGACGCAGAACGAATACAACCAGCCGATTTCGCGCTCGTTCATGTATCAGCAGGAGAACTTCACCGACCTGATCGGTGTCGTCTACGCCTACCAGCGCCTGTCCGATGAGGACAGATACACGGGGCTCTACCTCACGATCTTCAACCCGATGCTTCCGCCCGATGGCGAGCAGGACGGTTACGCCAAGTTTGGCCTGCTCGGCTACGCGGACGGCGCCTACCCGTTCGTTATCTTCCGCCGCGAGCACCTGTCCCGCAAGCTGCATGACACGCGCGGCATTCCTGAGCCGGGCAAGCCCCTCCAGCAGCAGATCAAGGTCCATAAGGACAGCCTGATCGACGCTGCGTCGCTGGCCATTTGCCCGCCCATGATGTATCCGCAGGGCCGTCCTCCGCTACGGTGGGGCGCAGGCGCACGCGTGCCAGAGCGCCGGCCGGGCGAGTATCACTTTGCCGACAGACCGGCCTACGACCCTAGCACGGAGAAGAGCGAGGCCAGCCTGCGCGCCGACTTCAACCAGTATCTCGGTTTTGTATCGGCGGAGACAGACCCCGTTTTCGCTGGGTATAAAAACCAGAAGGAGGCAGAGAGCTTCATGGCCGGATTCAGCAAAGTTTTCGCAAAGGTCTGGAGCCGCTACAAGCAGTATGGCAGCGAGGCCGTTTACTTCCGCGTCGTTGGCTTGAAGCAGGCCGATCCGGTTGAGTTCAACAAGGGCCAGGACGACGAGGAGTTTGATTTCCGTCTCACGTTTGACATCCAGAGCATGAATCCCGAGGTGCAGCAGCAAAAGCTGAAGGCACTCGCTGAGGTCGCCGGCATGTTCGACAAGTATGGACAAATCGACTACGGCGAGGTCATCCAGCTTGCGGTGCAGACCATCGACCCGAATTGGGCTGAACTCGTGGTGCTGCCGAAGGAGACGGGCTCACAGAAGACCGTCAACGAGACGCACACGATGCTGGCGCAGGTATTCTCCGGCGTGGACCGCGACATTGATTTGAACGCGCCACCTGACCTCGTGATGCAGACGATTGAGAACTACGGTCAGCAGCCGGATGTGCAGCAGCGGTATCAGCAGGATGAAGCGTTCCGTGGCCGACTGGACAAGATCGTAAAGCAGACCCGGATGCAAATTTCTCAGAATTTGAATAAGAAGATTGGGGTCTACGGCGCTGCGTAGTGCTTGACACCCCGCTTGGCGAGTGCCCACATAGGGCATGACCCTCGCCGATCAACAACTCGCGCGCCAAAAGCGCATCCAAGCCTCCCTTATCGGACTCGCCTCCGATGTTCGCTTTCGCGACTTCATGGAGACCGTGCGCGAGTGCCGCGAAGGCGCGCTGCTCAACCTTGTGGACGGCGCCGTGATCCAGAGCGACCGCGCCTCACTGGCCTGCACAGGCGAGATTGCGGCCTACATGGCGCTGATTCGCACGTATGACGAGGCGGTGGCGCAGGCGGCGTTACAGAGGGAGGAGAAGGCATGAGCCCCAAAACACCAGAATACCGCCGCGTTGAAACCAACGACTCGGTTTCCGTCGCGCTCGGAGAAGTGCGCCGCATAACTCGCCAGCGCAATTGGCGTTTCCTGAAGAACGAGACACCGAAGACGGGGGCGAGGTTCAGATACGTGTTTACGCGAACACCGTAACTCACGCCGCGCCCACCAGCGCGGCTTTTCCATGCCATAAAATCGTGCAAAATGCACGATCTGCCTCTGATTGCATTAACCATGCAATTTGCACGACTCCACCATTGACATTGCAAATTGCACGACTAGTTCAATTGGCCACACGGCAATCCTGCCGCGCGCTAGGATTTAGCAAAAGCCCCTTGACGGCTCTAACTCATGCCAACTGAAAATATCGAGGCCACTTCGCCGGCCGCAAAAACAGGTGATGCGACAGTAAAAGGGTCGGGCAATATCGCGACGGGTCAGGCAGCGGTGCTCCTCATGGCTTCGGCCGAGAAAGCATCGAAACAGCCGCCCCGCCAAGCTGCGGAAGATAATGCCCCCGAGGTAATCGCCCCGGACCTTACCCTTGACGAAACTCCGGCAGCAGAAGCTCCAGCAGCTTCCGAAGAGACCGCCCCCGCCGAAGAAGCCACGCCCACCGCCGAGATGACAGAGGCCGAGGACAAGGCAACCGAGGAAGAGGCCGATTCTGTTCCTTCTCAGACAATTTCATTCACTCCCGAGCAACAAAAGCTGCTCAATAAGCGCATCGGCAAGGAAGTGGCTAAAACCAAGGCAATCGAGGCCAAGATGGCGGAACAAGCCGCCAAACTGGCCGAACTTGAGGCCAAGGTCGCCGCTCCCGTCACCCCGCAAGCTCCCGTAGTCGTAGCCCCTACACCCAACATGCCGTTGGGCGACGTAATGGACATCGCCAAGCTGGGCGAAATCCAGAACACCGCCAAGGAGGCCGCTCGCTACATCGAGGACGTGCTGGACGACGCCGGTCAGTGGCAAACGATGACCGATCCCAAGGACGAGGATAAGCAAATCCGCGTTCACAAGATCGGCGAGGCGTTGTTCACTGAACTGGACCTGAAGCGCAAGTTACGCGAGGCCCGGCGCACGCTGGAGGATCATATCCCCCAACGCGCGCAGTTCATCGCCGCCAAGCAGCAGATCACCAAGCAGGCTCACGAACGCTTCCCGTTTCTGACCGACAAGCAGAGCGCCGAGTATCAGATGGCCGAACAGGGCCGTCGCAACCCGCAGTATGCCGCCCTTATGGCGATGCCAAATGCGGAATGGATACTGGGCGTGCTGGTCAAAGGCGCGAAGGCGGTCGAGGCAGAGGACGCGGCCAAGGCTGCTCCCGCCAAGAAGCCAGCCCCGGTGGTCAAGCCAAAGCCAGCAGCGGATCAAACCGCCGTCTCGGCCAGCGGTGCAGCGGCACGGGCGCCTATCGGTTCAGCCGAACGGCAGCAGATTGCAGCGGAGTCAGCGAAATTGTCGGCGAAGGGCGGAATTACTTCGGATGATGCGGTTGGGCTTCTTCTCAAAAGCTCACAGTTACGCAAATCTCGATAATTCCATGGCTCTAGCCACCTCATACAACGTCTCCGGTGACCGCGAAGCGCTCACCAATTTCCTCACCATCCTCGAACCCGAGGACACCCCGAAGACCTCCACGTTTGCAAAAACGACCAAGGTCACGAACACCTACCAAACTTGGCAGGCCGATACCCTCGCCAATGTTGACTTCAGCGGCGTCCTTGAAGGCGCCGACGTAGCCGCATTCAACAACGAAGCCGCTAACCGCGCCCGCTTCGGCAACTACATCCAGAAGTTCTGGCGCCCGTGGATGGTCTCGGACCTCCAAGAAGCGTCCGATCCGGCCGGCACTGACGGCGAAGTTGCGAACAGCAAGGTCAAGGCCATGCGTGAGCTTAAACGCTCCATCGAAGCCGCCGTTGGCTCCGATAACGACATGCAGGCCGATACCGGCCTTGCGCCCTACAAGACCCGCGGCCTCGGCAAGTGGATTCAATCCACCGCCCAGACCACGAATCCGGTCCCGACGCTGTTCCTCACTCCCTCTGGCAACATCGACACCACCGCCACCAGCTCGCTCACTGAGGCGCTGTTCAACGGCGTGTTCCGTTCGATCTTCACACAGAACGGCGGTCGCCGCAGCTACTCGCTGTTCGCCGGTCCGAACCTGATCACCGCGATCAACACGTTCCAACGCGTTGAAGGTGCTTCCGGCACGACCAAGACCTATCAGGTCACTCAGGACGCGTCCTCGAACCGCATCGACCTCGATGTCTCGGTCTACAAGGGCAGCTTCCACACGGTCACGATCATCCCTGATATGTTCAACGGTCTTCTCGATGGCTCCGCCGTCACGACCACGACCAGTCAGCAGATGGCCCGCGGCTACGTCATCGACCCCGCCCTTGTCGGCATCGGTACGATGCTCGGCGTTGACAGCATGGAGCTGGAGAATCAGGGCGGTGGCCGTCGCGGTCTCGTCCAGACTGCGCTCCTCCTCATGGTCAAGAATCCTCGCGGTCTCGGCAAGTTCGCCGGTTCCAGCTAATCTCACAGCCAACAATTAACCAATAGGAGCACACTACCATGGCTGATACAGCAATCACGATCAATCCGGCCCGCGTCTCGCCGCTTTCCGAACAGGAACGCGCCGCCACGGGCTACAACTACAGAGCCACCATCCTTAGCACCGACATCGCCTACGGCACTGGCGCATCCGATACCGTCACCGTGACGCTCGGCGCGACCCCGGCCGCTTGGTATATCGACAAGGCTGGCGTCAACATCTACACGGCGTTCGCCGGCATCACCGCCGCTACCGTCATCGTAGGCACCACGACCACCACGAACGCCCTCATTGCGAGCACCAGCATCCTCACGGCTGCATGGCTCCCGCAGGCGAGCGGCGTGGCAGTCTCGACCAACCTGACGTTCACCGCGGCCAAGAACCTGACGGCCACGTTCACCGCGGCCGGCACGGGCGGTCCCGCTGCGCTCACTGCGGGCGCGCTGGACGTCTACCTGCGAATCCAAAATACGGCTGATTTGCCCTAATTCACGGGGCGCAGGGCGCGCGTGATGACCGCGCCCTGCTTCAGTTTTGCCATCCCGTTACGCCCGTAGTCGGGCACAATTTTTAGCACAGCAACAGTTAGGCGCTACACCTATGTCCATGGTCGCACTCGGAGACGGCGAGCTTATCACGGGCTTGCCCCAGCAGTTCCTCGATGAATTTGAGGCGGAGATTCGCGGACGGGTGCCGGCCGAGAAGGTTGCGGCCCAACTGAAGCAGGAGAAGCTGGCGCGCATCTCGCGGCAGGCTGGTTCCACGACCATTGACACGCTTGGCCAAAAAGTGGCGAGCATTGATCCGCGTCTCTACTTCAGGGCTTTGCATTCGTTCGGGCACCACGAGGGTTGGTTGGAAGACCTCCTTTATGACAACCCGGAGCTTTGCTGCCCCGGCTACCGCCCGAAGCGCAAGGGTGACTTGCGGCACGGCAAAACATTTGTGAACGGAAAGCCTGTTTAATTTATGGCCACCAACCCACCCACCACCTGCTGCGCCCCCGGCGACATCAAAGCGCCTGCTTCGACCGTCAACACCTCCAAGGGCATGTCGTCCAAGTGCGACTGCGCCCGCCCTGAGCACAAGTCGCCAGAGGCGATGCTGAGCAGCCTTCGCAAGACCTGCAACGGGCGATAATATGGCAAGGCTCGCCAGTCACTACTCGACCTACCTGACGCAGATCGCTGCGCTCATTGGGATTCCCGCGGACAGAATTACGACTGAGATTGCGGCCGTTCTTAACGCGACGTTCAATACGGCCATCGCCAAGATGTGGGATGACGCCCCGTGGATTGAGATTAGCCCCTACGGCGAAGCACGTTTCCTTGGCAATCGGCTGAGTTATCCGAACAACCAAGCTCAGACTTCCTACTGGACCGCAACTGCGGCCACGTTGACCGCAAACAGCATTTCCAACCCCGCTGACGGCTTCACTACGGCGACGAAGATGATGGAGACTGGTGCGAGTTCCGCGCACAGCGTCGCGCAAAACGTCACCACGTTCTATCCCAGCACCAGCTACACGGTCTCGTTCTATGCCCGGCCCAATGGCCGCATCTGGCAGTATTTGTCCGTGTTCGATGGCGTCACAACTTACACGGCGTTCTTCAACACGTCGGCCGGCACCGTAGGCACGGCCAGCAATTTCACATCCACGACCATCGCGCAACAGCCGAACGGCTTCTGGCTCTGCCAAGCAACATTCACGGCCAACGCTGCCGCAACTACGTCGGGCAGCTACACGCTCCAGCTTTCGACCGATGGCAGCACGCTCTCCTACGCGGGCGACACCGCCAAGGGCTGCTATCTGTGGGGTGCCCTCGTCCAGCAGACGCAATACACGCCGGTTCAGGACTTGGTGCTGTCATGGGACCAGTTGGGCGAAAACGAAATAGACGCGATCTACAACATCTGGCCGTGCAGCCCATTCGCCAACAACTACCCGTCGCAGTTCGGCTACAACATCACGCCGCAGGGGATACAGGTCATTAACGGCACGCCATATCAATATACGCAGTATCAGAACGGCGTGGCTCAGAATAACCTATACGGGGCGCCTCCAAACAACCCAATCTACATCTACTACCGCACCACTTGCCCGCAATACACGGGCGACGTTTACGACGCGGCGGAGACCTATGCGGTGGATGAGCAGATTTACTTCACTGCCGCAGATGGCTACGGCGATTTCTATAAGTGCATCGTGGCAACGTCAGCGGGGCAATCGCCGACCACGACGCCCAATAGCTGGGTGCGGATTACGCTGTATGATACATTTCTCCAGTTCTGCATCTACCAGTCGTTCGGCGATTGGTTGATCAGCGACGGCCAGTTCGACAAGGCGCAGGCCGTCTATGCCATCGCCGAGGACAAGATGGGCGATCAGCTCGACAAGAACGAACGCCAGATGAACGTGATGTCGCCAATGAAGGTCGCAACCCACCTCACCTCCCGCCCAGCCTACTAAGCCACCTACTGTTTTAACCACCTACCACCATGGCCTACTCATCCCAGAACGTCTCCTACCCGAAGCGCGCCATGCTGGGCGCATTGCCGGTCGCCAGCCAATCGCTGACTGTCAGCACCTCCGCAGTCTCGCCGGCCGGCTACACGGGCTCGTCCGCCGTGGGTGCCAACTCCGTCGTCACGTTCGACGTGCAGACCGCCAACGTGCGCGTTCGCTGGGATGGCACGGACCCGACCAGCACCGTAGGCCATCTGCTCTACGTTGGCTCGGCTTATACGTGGAACGTGGATCAGTTCAACGCGGCCAAGTTCATCCGCGACACGGCGGCGACCGGCGACGCCATCATCTTCTCGTCCGCGTTCCAAATCTAACGCCCCCGCCAACATGCTCTCAAATCACCCGAATATTATGGGCGGCAACGGCGGTGGCGTTTCCAGCACCGTCATTGGCGGGCCGTTCGTTGGCCCCAACGGTCAAACCATCACTGGGGGCGCTGCCGGTTCGTGGGCGATTGCGGCCAATGGAACCGATCAGGACATATCGCTGACCCCAAGCGGTTCAGGCGGGGATTTTGTAGTATCATTTCCCGACTCTGCTTCAACGCAAAGCACACGCATCGGACTCTCTGCCGATTCTATCCAAATGCGCATTGGCGACCAGACGGCCGGCCCGCTCTACGGCGGTCAAGGGGAACTGCATCTCTTCCGAGAAGGCGCGAATACCACGCAACGCCTATTCGTTGTCGATGGCGGAACGCCCAAGCAAAACTACATCGCTGGGGAGCGTATCAGCGGTTCCTTTGCTTCGCCCACGCCCACTGAAGCGGGCAACATTCTCACCATCGTCGGCCTCGGACTGGATCATACCGGCCTCACCGGCTCGCTCAACCACAGCCCGGAAATCATCCTCGCCGCGGAGAGCCTGTGGAGCGGCACGAATCACGCCAGCTCGGTTTCGATTAAGACGGTGGCCACCGGCACGACCGCGCAAATAACCGGCCTGAAAGTCTTCGGCACCGCCGTGCAGATCGGTGAGCCCAACGCCGCCGCCTTCACGCCCGGAAATCTGAACGTCTACGCGAGCACCAACCAGAACCTCCGCATCCGCGGCACAGGCAACATTGCTATCGAGGCCGTGAACGATGCCGGCTCCTTCGCCACGCTGGACCTAGAGGGCAGTAGCGTGCGGTTTAACCCCATCTTGGGCGGAGGCGTCACAATGGGCAAGGCCGGGACGGCGGTTACGTTCACGGGCTTCATCGTCGAGAGCATCCAGGCCTTGTCCGGTCCTGGCGCGGCAAATGTAACCGAGCAAGTCACTGCTATCACCACCACGGGCGCACTGGATGCGATCACGCTGGCGAACGGCACGAACGGGCAAACCAAGACGATTTTCCACGACGTTGACGGTGGCTCATTCGTGCTCACGCCGACCACGGCAACCGGCTGGTCCACGTTTACATCCACCGCCGCAGGGGAGTCCATCACCCTCGTGTATCGCACGACGCGCGGGTGGATCGTGACGGGTAGCTTCGGAGGCGTTATCGCTTAACTTAAATCGCATCCATATATGACCCTGAACGAAGCCAAGGCATCCATCGTATCAAAACTGAACCAGCAGGCCGTCACAACGCTGGTCGATCAACTGGCACAGGCTTCCGTCAACCAGGAAGCCGCCGACGCGCTCGCCAAGGAACACGGCGACCTGAAGGCCAAGTATGCCGCGCTTGAGGCTAGCCATTCCGAGCTTGAGAAACGCATCACGGAAATCGTGAAGCGCCAAGACGGCCCGCTGCCGGTCTAATTCTGTCCGTGAATCGTTACTCGTCATACGGGGCCATAGATGCCCCGCCGATGGAAGAGGGCGATACCGCGTTCATCGGCGTAGACGACTTCACAAACCCGGAGAACCTGCCGCAAGGCATCGCGCAGGCAGCCACAAACAAGGATTTCACCAACTCCTCTGCGGCCACGCGCGGTGGTTTCGTGTGCCTGCCAGAATTGGGCGCCGCGCCGTTCCTGAGCGAATGGACGGCCCGGACCACTGCGGCTAATAACGAGTGGGAGTCGATCACCTACGGGAACGGAGTGTTTGTGGCTGTTGCTGCCAATGGCGCCAGTCGCGTGATGACCTCGCCGGATGGGATCACATGGACGGCGCGCACGGCCTCTGTTGCGAACATATGGAGCGAGGTTTGCTTTGGCGCAGGTCTGTTCGTGGCCGTGTCGCTTACCGGCACCGGGGACCGCGTAATGACCTCCCCTGATGGCGTGACGTGGACGACTCGGGTCAGCGCCGCAGACAGCAACTGGCGTTCGGTCGCTTACGGTGCAGGCAAATTCGTTGCAGTCGCCTCAACCGGCCCCAACTACGCGATGACATCCACGGACGGCATTACGTGGGCAGCAAACACAGGCATTGCTCAGAACTCGCAGTGCATAACCTACGGTAACGGGACGTTTGTCGCGGTCGGAACCGCTGGCGCCGTGGCAACCTCGCCAGATGGCGTTACGTGGACTGCTCGCACCAGTCCAGATAGCAACGCGTGGCAGTCGGTCGCCTACGGGAACGGTATTTTTGTAGCCGTTTCAAGTTTGGCGACATCACAGGTGATGACCTCGCCAGATGGCGTGACGTGGACAGCGAGAACCGCCGCCGCGGCAAATGTATGGAAAGCAGTCGCGTTCGGATACAACCGATTTGTCGCCGTCTCCAGCACCGGCACCAATAACCGGGTGATGATTTCGTATGACGGGATAACGTGGTCGTCCAGGTCTAACGCACTTGACGAGAACTGGACCTGCGTCACCTACGCGGCTGGCATTTTCGTTGCGGTCGGCGCAACCGGAACGGGCACCCGCGCGATGACCGCTTACGGCGTCACCGTCTGGGCCAGCGGCACCTACTCCGATCCCAACGCGCCAGATAGCGATTGGAAGGTGCTCGCAGGGCCTACGTCGGCCGGATTTTACTCGTTCGGGAAGAATAGCGTCAACATCGCCTACCCGTCAGGCTACGTCGTAAGCCAGCAGTCCACGATTGTGCAGGCCAATAACCTGCTGTTCATCTTCGCAGGCGAAGGCCAGACGCCGATCTACTGGGACGGAAATTGGAACGGTGCGTTTATTGAGGTGCCGGACTACACGGGCGGCGTGCCTGGCTTCGCCAGCATCCCTCAGAGCAACCAAGCGACCTACTGCCAAAACCGCATGTGGGTCGTGAACGGCAAGGATAACTTGGCGGCTTCCGACGTGCTGGACTTCACGGCCTACGACGACATCGCCAACAGCTTCAATCTGAACACGGGCAGCAGCGACTACATCGTGACCAGCTACCCGTTCGGCGACAACGGTCTGGTAGTGTTCAAATACAAGTCGTCCATCATGCTTCAGAACGTGCAGGGCTCGCTGAACGACGTGACGGCGACCGAGGTCACGCGTCAGCTCGGAATCATCGGCATCAATGCCGTGACTGCGGTTGGTCCTGATCTGGTCTACATGACCGACCGCGACATCACGACAATTCAGCTCAACCTCCAGAACAACCTTCAGGCCGCGACTGAGCCCCTTTCGCGCAACATCAAGTCGATCATCAACCGCGTGAATTGGCCGCAGGCGTATCGCGTCAGTATGGCCTACTGGGATAACAAGCTCTACGTCGCGCTTCCGCTGGACAACTCGCCCACGATCAACGCGATCTTGGTCTACAACTTTATCACGAAACAATGGTGGGGTGAGTGGGGTTTTGATTCGGCGCTGGGCATGGACATTCAAGGCTTCGTGACCGGCAATTATAACGGCACCGTAAGGCTTCATGTCGTCACATCGGACGGCCGCATTTTCGTCACCGGCCAGTCCAACGTGGACATCAGCGGAACCATCGTGGCGGAGATCGCGGACAGCCTTACGACTCGCGCTTACCGCTTGGACAACAACAGCCACATCCCTCGCCGGATGTATATGGACGTGTCCACGAACCGGCCTGAATTTTCGGTTGAGGCGTTCGCGGAGGGGGCAAGTGAGTCGTCGTTTATTCTGACGGATCAGACCTACCTGCGGTCGCAAAGCTGGCTGTTCAACGATGCGGCTTATGTAATGTCGAACGCGAACGACGACTACAATCGCGCGTTCCGAAAGGACTACGCATCGGGGCCGGACAGCGTGCAGTGTGGAACCGGGATTAAGCCGGAGATGCGGCAGTCGTATCGCTTCCCGATCATTTCGCGCCGCAAGGGTCGGCTCAGTTGGTATCGGGTCACGAACACGACTGGCGTATGCAACATCGAGGGTGTTGGCATTGAGGCTCGCGCGGGCGATAGAAACAGTCTAGTTCAGGTTGGGTAACGGAAAAACAAATACCATGGCTAACACAACTCCAGGATACGTCTTCACTTCCGCAACTGATCCGATCACGTATTCCAAGCTTAATCTCCTCGGGAGCCCGACCGTCACGGTCGGAACAAATGAGATCATCACCGCCATGATCGCGGACAACTCCGTGACTAATTCCAAGCTGGCACAGGCAACTGGCGGCGGATTCTTGGGGCGCACGACAGCAACGCTCGGGGACATATCATTTATCACGCTCAACGATGGAAGCATTACGTGGGCAAATAATGGGGATACGTTGGCCATTGCGAAATCGACTGGAACGCTGCAATTTCGGATGGGAAATAGTAACACGGGAAACCTTACGTTTGAATACAACTCGGCCGGTTCTCCGCCAAACAAGATTTTTGCTGGAAGCAGCACCACTACAGTAAACGGATTTGCGAATGGAGCAACCGAGTGGACAGGCGGGACACTTCAGTATTACATCGGAAACGGCTCGTCTAGTCGCTCCATCGCAATGACGGTATCGAGTGCCGGTATCGCGGGATTGGGTTTCTTGGCAAACAGCCCAACCATAGGCTCAGGCTACACAACCGGCGCAGGCGGTGCCGTTACGCAAGCCACCAACCGCACAACCTCCGTTACGCTCGACAATGTATGTGGCGCCGTTACTACTAACAGCACGTCGCTAGCGGCACTTGCCTCGGCCACATTCTCGGTCCTTAACTCCACGGTTGTTGCTACCGACACCGTGGTAGTCAGCATCAAGAGCGGAGCCGTGAACGAGAAGACCATCGTCAAGGTCAGCAACGTGAACGCAGGCAACTTCACCATCACGGTCTACAATGCCGATGCTGTCACCGCAGAAACCGGCTCCATCGTGATTAACTTTGCAGTTATCAAGGCGGTCGCTAGCTAACCATCCATGCTCCCCGTAGCCGAACTCCCGAATAGCATAGTGACCGAGCGAATCGGCACGCCCGCATGGGAACAGATCAACCGGCTTGAGCAGGCGATGGCGCAACTCCCGCAGCAGGTTTGCCCACTGACGCATACGTTCACGTCCGGCCTCTACACGCGCACGATCCTGATGCCAGCCGGGACCAAGCTGACCAGCCGCATCCACCTTTACGAACACCCGTTCGTAATCTCCAAGGGCACCGTCCGAGTCCGTGACGGCGACAGCGATTGGGTCACGCTTTACGCGCCGCATGTCGGCGTTACCAAGCCCGGCACGCGCCGCATTCTTGACGTGTTAGAGGACACGGTATGGAGCACGTTCCACGTCACCGACGAAACCGATCCCGAAAAGATCGTGGATGCCGTGACGTATCCACATATGTCGCTTGGGCACATGGATTTTCTTTCCGACGACCAGATGGCTGCGATTCGTCAAAACCAGCGCGGCATCGCGCCTAATGAAAGGGCACTAACATGAGCATGATGTGGGTCGGAATTGGAAGCGCCGTAGTCGGCGCAGGAACGTCAATCTACGGCGCCACGCGCTCCGGCACGGGCACCGCTCCGCCCGCGCGCAACCTCGGAAACGAACTCGGCACCATCGCCAATCAGGTGCCTACGTTCGCGCAGCTTGGCTACAATAATCAAGCCCAATACAACGGCCAGCTCACGCAGCTTAACCAGAACAATTTCAATAACGCGATGCGCGGCAACTTTGACGTTGCTGCCTACGAAGCCGCCAACCCCGGTTTCATGGCGCAATATCAGGCGGCGCAAGCGTCGGGCGAAAATCAGGGTTGGACGCCGGAGCAGTTTGCGCTCGCCAACTCAGGCAACAACCAAAGCTCGCTCACTTACGGCCCCGGCTTTGGGCAGCAGCTTCGCAGTGCCTACGACTCGGCTAACCCGGCGCTGGCATCCTACACGCAAGGTCTTGGCTCCACGATGGCCGGCCTCAACGCCAACGCGCCCGGCCCGGTAAGTGCCAGCGGATATTTCGCCAGCGGATCAGGAAACACCAATGGCGCAGGGCAGGCTGCGCAGGCTGAGATTGGGCCGTTCGGCCCGACGAACTACGGCGCCAACGTGCAACGACCAGCAGACATCGCCGGTCCGCAGAACGCCCGTGACGTGAACGCCATGATGGTCAATGCCGACACGGGCTACGACCGCGTGAACGGCAATCTTGGCTTTGACCGCGTTCAGGCCAACACGGGCTTTGACCGCGTGCGGGCGCAACAGGGCGACATCGGGCTTAGCTCTGCTACGCAGCGGATGCTCACTGGTGGTCCGTCTGACATTCAACTGTCGCTTGAGGATCAGGCGCGCACGGACCTCGCGCTTGGTGGTGCGCTGTCGCAAGAAGGCATCCGCAACTCGCAGCAGGCGGCGCGTGAAGCCGGCGCGGCTCGCGGACTCATCAATAGCAACAGCACCGTGGCGGCGGAAATCCTAAACCGCGACGCGGCCTCCAATGCGCGACTCAACGAGCGCCGCGGATTTGCCGCTGCCGTGGATCAGAAGGGCTTTGGTGAGCGCCAGCAAGGTTTCGCCAATGCGCTCGGCGTGTCCAACGCGTTCCAGAACTACGGTGCGCAGGGCTTGAGCGCGCAGCAGAGCAACTTGGGGGCACAACTTCAGGGTAACGCGCAGAACTTGGCCGCACAGCAGTCCAATCAGGGCGCGCGGCAGGCATCCAATGCGCTCAATCTGCAAGGCCAACTCGGCAATCAGGATGCGCGGGCGCGGGCGAACGCGCTCGGACTGCAAGGGCAGATGGCAAACGCCAGCAACAGCCTTACGGCGCAACAGGCCAACCAAGGCCGCGATCTGACGATGAACAATCAGCGGTTTCAGGTTGGTCAGGCCAACCAGAACGCCGCCACGCAGTATAACCAGCTTGGCCTCGGCTACGCAGGTCTCAACAACGACGCGTTCCAAGCGGGCGCCAATCGCCAACAGCAGGGCAGTCAGTTCAACACGACCGCGACCAACACGCAGAATCAGTTTAACGCAAATCTGGCGCAGCAGAATAATCAGTTCAACGCTGGTCAGACCAACGCCGCGGCGCAGTTCAACGCGGGCGCGTCGAACGACATCAATCGCTACAATGCCAGCTTGCAGGCGCAGAACAACACCGACGCATGGAACCGGGCGATGGGTTACGGCCAATTCCAAGGCCAGCAGGCGATCAATCCGATGCAGTATTACGGGCTGATTCAGGGCCAGACGCCAGACTACGCATCGGCGCTGCTCGGTTACGGGTCCGACCTAAACAATACCAACTACAACGCGCAGGCGGGCGCTAATATCGCTCAGGGAAATAGCAATGCGGCGTTGACGGGCGCGGGGCTGGGGCTGATTGGTAATGCGGCGAGCATTTACGGCAACTACGCGGGATCGACGGCTAAAAAGCCCGGAACCTAAAACTACCATGGCCTACTCACCTGGAATCCAAGACCGCAGCGGCGAATACATCGCCCAAGGCATCAGCAACCTCGGAAACTCAATCCAGCAGGGGATGCAAAGCTATGCCCAGAACAAGACGATGGCCGCACAGGCCCTCGGCAAGTTTGAGGGAGCACTGAAGGCCAACCCTGATCTGCTGCAATTCCTCAACCCCGAGGAGCCGTCGCCGAACGCGCCCTCCGACGCGGTGAAGGCGTTTATGAAGCTCCAGAGGGACGGCACCGTGGGCGTGCGGGACGCGGCGCTTTTGAGCACGTTTGCGGACACCTACACGAAGGCGAAGGAGGACAAGCAGATGGCGGAGATGCGGGCGATGCAGATGCAACAGGCGCAGTTCCAATTGGCACAGGCGCAGCGTCAGCAGACGGAGGAGGATGCCACAAACGCCAAGATGCAGCAGATGGCGGCGCTTGGTCAGCGGCTTAATGCTGGCACACCGATGCAGCCCGCGGCCACGGGCGGTCCATCCGCGCTGTTTGGCCGCGCGCCAGATGGTCCGATGGCTCTTGGCGGGGCGGACTCGCTGGCGGGGCGCAGCGGCAATCTCAACGGTGGCGGCGTGGTGCGGCCGGAAGTGTCCGATGCTGCGCGCAGGTTCTTGGAGACTGGCGCCGGTCAATTGGCCTCGCAAGGCGTGCGCATGACGCCCGCTCAGATGGTCGCACTTCAACAGGCCGACAGCACGCGGGCTGGCGCGGCTGAACGTGCAGCGCTTGCGGCGCAGTCGCGGCTTGAGGTGCAGGGCTTGCGCAACGAGATGGGTCAGCAGGTTGGAACAGCCAAAGCCGAGGCCGCAGCAGCCAAAGCCGAGGCCGATGCGCTCAAGACCGGCAAGAAGGACTCGGCGCAGGTCTTTGACGAGACCAAGAAGCTGCGCGACGAGTTTGGCGCCAAGGATTCGGCCAAGAACTTCGCCATCGTTTCGACGGCCTACAATCTGGCCAGAGACCTCGCGGCTCGCGGCACGCCGGCCGACGACATGGCGTTCGTCTACTCGGTGATGAAGGCTTACGATCCGCGCTCCACGGTGCGCGAAGGTGAGCGTGCGGACGCCAAGAACACGGGCTCGATTCCTGAGCGCATCTGGCAGCAATATAATCAGGCTGCGTCGGGTGAAACCCTTTCGCTAAAGATGCGCGCCGACTTCTTGAAAACGCTGGATGACGCAAGTAAGCGCCATCACGAAAATATGATGCGCGACGCGAAGCAGTATAAGGCCATCGCCGATAAGCGCGGGCTGGACCCGGATGAGGTGATTCCGCCTGAATATGTCAGTTGGACGCCGAATGCCTCAGCGGCGCCTGTGGTGGCGCCAAAGGCTGCGCCGGCCACGTCGTCGCTCGACGCCATCCTAAATAAGTATCCTCCACGCCAAGGCTCCGGTCCGCGCTAATCGCGCCAATCACGCACCATGCCCACCATCGCACAACTGGAAGACTCACTTGCGCAGGCTGACGCCGCGGGCGACACGGCATCAGCGCAGGCATTGGCTGACGCCATTCGCGAGATGCGGGCGCAGACCACGGCGGCTCCCGCGCATGACCCTTCCGCATCACTTGCCAGTGTTCAGCGCTCAGATGCGCCACCCGCTTTCAAGAGCCCATTTGGGACGCCCGACGAGATGGCTAATCGCCTCGACAAGCAAATGGTCACGATGGGGCGCGTCGGCATGGCCGCGTCACCGATGGCCGTCCCTGGCTTTGGAGCAATCCCGATGGCGACCCGCGCGATGGTCGGCGGCGGCGCGTATCTTTTGGATGCGGTGAACAACGGCGAGACGCCGAAGCTGTCGAAGCTCGCGCAGACGATGTTCTTTTCGGGCGCGCCGAATCCGCTTCCCGGCGCATCGACGGTCGGCAACATCGCCAAGGGCGCGGGCGCGGCCGGTGCCACCGTTGCGGTCGGCAATGCGCTGGAGCGATCCATCGAGGAGCAGTCACTTACGCCCAATTGGGACGAATACAAAACCTCGCTCAAGGACGCCATCGTTCCGGCGATCATTGGTTCCGCCGCGCTCGGCGTGGGCGGCAAGCTGCAATCCATGCAGAAGGTCCAGGCTGAGGCCGACGCGGGCCGTCGGGCAGCGGAAGAACTGGGCATGGCTGACCCGATGCTGGGCGACGTGCTTCCGAAGCGTTACGGCGCGATGCAGCAGAAGGTGGTCAGTATTGATCCGACCATGCGCGCAAAACAGGACGCGGCTCGTGCGCCGATGGCCAAGGCTATTTTTGCGACGGCGACCGATGCTCCGCAGAACGAGCAGATTGCGGCGCAGTTGCAGCCGATTCTTGGCAAGGTGGATGAACTTGATGCTGCCTATAAAATGGCGGCACAGCGCATGGAGGAAGCGCAGGCGATGGTGACCAAAGCCAAGGCGGCGACCAATCTCGACCCTAAGACGCGCGCCGATGTTATTGCTGGTGCGCAGGCCGAGACCATGCGGGCCATCTCCGACCAAGCCAAGGCCAGTATTGCACTGACCGTTGGCGCCGACACCATTGGCACGCAGACTGGGCACGCGGAGGCTGTGCAGGACATTACCAAAAAGCTGTTCGGCGCGCGGTCGCAGGCGGCAGGCGAAATGCTGGCTGCTACGGGCATTCCTGACAATGCCGCTATCATCGGGCAGGACGCGCTCTACAACGCCGCAAAGGCCGCGCTAGGCTCGGACGCGGAGCTTGTGGCAGGCAAGTCCATCCTTGAGACGATCAAGAATTGGGGAAGCAAAACTGTCGCCGACGCAACAGCGACCAAGCAGCTTTCGCTGGAGCAGATGGCGCGCAAGGCGCAATTAGCCGGAACCGAAATGACCCCGGCTCAATTTAATGCCGCGTTCCCCGGGGGCATAAAAACGGTTGGCGGTAAGCTTGTAGCAGGCCAGCCTATGCAATCCGCATCGGCCGTCGCCGCGCCGGAGGAAAAGTTCCTAACCCTCGATGACTTCCGCCGTCTGCGCGACGCCATCAGCGATGGCTTCCAAGGCAAGATCGACACGAACAACATGAACAACGCGGAGCGTCTTGCAGCCAAGACGTATCACGCGATGTCCGACACGCACGTTGAAGAAATCGGGCGCCTGTTCCCCGACGCGGTGGAACCGTATCAGAAGTTCCGTCAGTTCTGGAGAGACACGTCCAAGCTGCGCGACTCCGACTTTGGCCGGGCGCTGCTACGCGGCGAAGTGGCCGACTCCACCGTTGCAGGCATGGCTGACAAGTTGGCGTCCGGCAATGTGGACGAAATCAAAAACTTCAAAGCCTTCGTTGACCAGATCAAGCCGATGAACCCGGACGTGGCGAATGCCGCCATGGCCACCATGGGCAGCGCCGTCCGCAATTCGTTCCTCGAAAAAGCGACCGATGCTTACGGCGTGGACTACCGCAAGCTGGGTGAATTGGTCGGGCGCTACGCCGCCAAGAAAGACAGCCCATTCCCGGTCGAACTGTTCCGCATGGGTGACGCACCCACGATCAAGGGCTGGACGAAGGCGCTGCAAGAGTTCAAGCCGCACGATCTGATGCCGGACGCTATCCGCTCCGTGATGGAGTCGCCACAGATTCAACAGGTGCTCAACGTGGGCGGAAAAGACGCCCCTGCGCAGGTTGCAAAAGCGATGGCCACTGTCGCGTTCACGAAACGCGTCAATGACGCCGTGGCGCTGCGCGAGGCCGGGCTGATGCAAAAGGCTCGCGAGGCTTTCGTGGAGGCCAACGGGCTCGCCAAGCGCGCAGGCGTTGACGCTCAGGCTGCGCAGGCCGCAATGCAGGCGGCGGAGCAAAATCCGCTCACGGGCGTATTCAAAGGCAAGGGAGGCTACCGGCTGTCTAACGAGGCCGAAAAGATCGACGGCGCCGGCACGGTCACGGACCTCGTAGCCAACATGCGCCGCTCCGAGGCGCGTTCGTTCATGGACGCGCTGCGTGACCAGAAGCCAGACTTGGCTGAGATGGTTGAGCGCCGGTTGGTTGCAAATGCACTTCAGGGCATGATTCGCACGGAGCGCAATGTTCCGGGTCAAATCGTAAATCTGGATACGCCAAAAGTAAGGTCGTTCTTTGAGTCGCTTCCAGGCGCTGATACGGACACCCGATTCAGCCAGCTCTCCGCTGCTATCGGCCCGGAAAAGGCTGAAAGGTTGCGCAAGTTTGCGATGGGCGTGGCTAAGATGGACGACGCCAGCCGCGAGGCCATGATTTCGGCCAAGATGACACCCGAGGTTGTCAATGCTGCCGAGTTCGTGCGCACCGGGCAATCTGGCAGCATCCAGTCCGGCCGCTCGCTTGGAAGCCTGATGCGCCAAGGCATCAATATGATCCGCACTAAGCGATTCAACCTAGCCTCCGCCGCGCTGCTGGACGACGGCTATCTGAACGCGCTGAACCGCAACGGTGACGACATTGCGGCAGGGTTGGCCGAACTACCCCCGCAGCGCGCCTACCTGCTCTTGCAAGACGCGCGAATAATGAATGAGATCGGCCGCGACAAGAAATGAAATCCGCAAACGCCAACCAACGTGCTGAAGCCCTCACCGTCGTCCTTATCGTCCTCGCCGTGATCGGCGGTGGCCTGTTCGTGCTGAAGCCAAAGTTCTTGGATGGCGCAAGCAAGCGGGCCGAGACATCGAAAACCGCGACCGCCGCACTGGACGCGGCAACGACGGCGCAGGGCGCATCGGCGGCGGCATCGGTCGCCAAGATCGGAGAGGCGAACACGATGGCGCCAGCGTCCCCGTCCAAGGATTTCATTGCCCGCGAGGTGCCGACCGCGCTTGCCAAGTTGCCGACGCCGGACCCACTGGCGCTACTGGAGGCCGAGAAACGGCGTGTGGCGGTTATGGAGGGACGGCTGACGGAGGCGGCGCGACTTTACGAAGCGGAGGCCAAGCGCGCATCACAGTTGCAGACCGAGCGTGATGCGGCGCTGGCAGCACGCAGGGCGGCTGACGTGGCTATTTCCGAGGCCGCGGCGGCGCAGTTGGCATCAGAGCGCCAGAGCACTATCCTTATCGGCGTATGTGTGCTGCTTGGAGGTCTGTGGCTATATGCCAGATTCTTTTCAATTACGCCTGCGTCGCTCGGTGCCGCCATGGCAGGCGTCAGGGCGGGCGAGAATCCGATTTCGGCGATTGAGCGCGTGACGGCACCGTGGCTGCACTCGCGGATTCACACAGCGGCCAAGATGGCGACGGACATCGACAAGGGAGCCGGCTAATGTTTAAACAGTAGCCCAATACTTAAACTATGGGTAAAATACCTTTTTGCCAATAGCTAAAAATACCTAAGTATCTGCGGCATGGAGGCCGCACATAACTACCTACTCAACATGCCTCCCGAAGAATTAGACAAGCTGGCCAAGAACATTGACCGACTGCATTCGCTGCTCGGTCTGGCGCGTCTATTGGTGGGCGGCTTCTGGGCGTGCCTCGTGGCGTTCGGTGGCGTAGCTGTCTGGGTCAACAGCACGACCGTTGCGCTCGCCACGACGCAAAGGGAGATTTCGTCCATCAAGCAAGATAGGTCGGACGTGTTGCGCGATTACGCAACGTGGCGGTCGAAGAAGGACGAGATTGATACCCGACTCATGCAGATGATTGAGAATCAGCAGGAGTTGATTCGCCGGCAACAGGTGATTTTGGATCGGGTGACGTTGAAGTGACTACGCCACGGCCGGCGTCAGCCCACCCCGCTCCCGCTTGCCCTGCAAGATGCGGTCGATGGTGGCGGTGGCCTCGGCTTGGGTCAGCGTAGCGCAGGTCTGCTCGTCTAGGCCGAGTTGGTGCATGAGGCGTAGTTGTTTAGGCGTTGCCAATTTATTGTCCTGTCGCACGCGCAGCCGGCTGATGATACGCGAGGCCAGTCCTTTCGACGTGATCCCGCCAATCTCCATGCCCTGATTGCGGATGAAGTCTAGTTGACCGACGCTCGCCGGCTGCGATTCCCACGCCTCGGTTGGCGCATAGGACTTGATCATGGAGTCGCCAAGCGATACCGCCCACTGGAGCGGGTCAATCGTGCGGGCCGCTTTCCGCTCATGCTTCTTCGCCTCCTTCTTTAGCGACTTCAGAAAATCGCGCTCCGCCTTCTGCGCCGACTCCACGCTCAGTTCACCCGACGCCTTCATGGCCTTCTTCACCTCGGGCTCATCGGTGAGCAGGTCGTAGGCATCTAGCAGGTCAATGCGGTCAGACACGAACAGCGGGTCAAGGATTGTCAGGAACGGTTTGCGCGAGCAGGCGATGGCATCGCGACGTCCCTCTGCGGTTTTTAGGCCATTCAGGATGCCGGGTAATACGCGAGTGCCGCGGTAGATTCCTTGGATGTAGAACGCCTTGGAAATGGTAGCGCGGAACCACGCGATGCAGTCCACGTCAGGGAAATCCACGCCGTAGACGTAGAGGCAGCAATTGACCAACACCGAGCCTGCTCCGAGCGCGGCGAACTCGTCCGTCTTCTCAGACGCATCAAGACACTCGCCGGACACGAATATCGCTCGCATCCCGCGCCGCAACAGAGCGTCGGTCATCATGCGGGCACACTCCACGCTAGGCAGAAATGCGATGGTCTTCTTGGCCGAGGCATGGATCAGGATTTGCTCGGCCAGTTCCTCGATGATCGGGATGAGCGCCGCGCTCAAATCGGACGCGGCGAAGTCGTTTCCGTTGGGTGTGGACTTGGCCTTGTATTTGGACAGGTCGATGCGAACCGGGATGTTCTTCTGAACCGGGCCGACCAGCCAGCCGTCCTGCACGGCTTCTAGGTAGCTGTAATTGACGCTGCGGTGATGGAAGAACTGACCGAGGTTCTTGCGCTCGCCGATGTCTGGCGTGGCTGTGAATCCGGCGCAGCGAGCCTTGACCTCGTAGGTGCCATCTTCGGGCCGCTTCCAGTCCGGGTCTAGGCTGTGGGCGCCGTAGTGGAAATAGCACATGACGCGTTGGAATTGCGGCCCTAGCGAAAAGTGGCATTCGTCCGCGACGATCAATCCAAAGTGAGAATCCGAAAAGCCGGTCAAGCGGTTGACACGCCCCAGCGTCTGCACGCTAGCAACCACGATGGGCGCGAACGGACTGGCGTGCTCGTCGCCCATTTCAATGTCCACCTCGATGCCGGTCTCAATGCGGATACGGTCGGCAGTCTGGCGCGTGAGCCGGTCGCGGTTCTCCAAGACCAGCGTGCGGATGCCGAGCGTGTGGTAGTGGGCTGCGAGCGCGGCGAAGAGGGTCGTTTTGCCCACGCCTCCTGGGGCTACCACAAGTAGGCGCGATTTGGTCGCAAAATCAGAGATGATCGTTGCGAGCCACTGTGGCTGTTTACCGCGCAGCGCAAAGCGATGGGGCGTTGCTACCGCTACGGGCGCCTCATCCCAGTCAATGTCGATGAGGGCGCTCACTTAGCGGGAGGCAATATATTGAGCCCCATAATCGCCCCCAGCACCAGGTCGCGATCCGCCTCGGTGGTGAACGCGATGCCGCCACCGGGCAGTTGGAGCGGCATATACCTGTTGCGCGCCTCGGACCACGCCTCAATCGTGTGGCCGTGGCCAGCGCGCAGTTTGACGGCGGGCGTGGCGGAGCGCACGGCTTCGGGCCATGCGGGGTCTAGTTCGGCGGCGGTGATGGGTGGTTTGGTCATAATAATCAGCTACCAGAATTTAATGATGAAGTGGACGGCGACGTAGCCGACAGCGCACCAGAATACCAGATGCGTGATGATTTGGAAGAATAGGAGGAAGCCTCTCATGGGTAATGTTTAGTTTAGGACCAGCCACCGCAATGACCACCGTTTGCGCAGTTCGCGAAACAGCAGATCAAAACCGCAGTAGCGCGATTTGACGAACGATTGTCCGAACAGGCGTGGTTCAATGCCATTGCGGCGGTTGCCTTGGTGAATTGTGATGGCGTAGCTGATATTTTTTACGTGGTCTGTGACGCGGATGGTTTTGAGCAAAGTCCCGGCATCTGGAGCGCGGAGCGGTGGGCCGAGGAAGGCGCGGCGACATTGGCGGGATACTTCGCGACCGGCACGCAGATTGGATATTGCTCGGTCAAGGTTGCCGTGAATTCTCATGGGGATGTGATATTATATGGTTCGGCGAAGAAAGAGTAACCGTGACTTTGACCGCTACGGGTAGCCGCCAGCCATGCGGTTCAGCGCGAAGATCGGCGCGCGTCGCGATGTAGCCGTATTGAGCGCGGATGAAATTTCGGGCGAAGCGGCGCTTCGAGAAAAGCGCGGGCACTCCGTTCTCGTAGATGAGATGTCTCTTTAGGCCGTCGAGTTTGTTCTTGCTCGTCCAGAGCGCGGCCCACGCCGAACCCAGCGCCACAGAACAACGCTCGCCAGCGGCAGGTTGTTCGGGCGTCTTGCCTACGAGCGGTTGCAGAGGGTGATTCATGGCGAGCGTGTCTGAGCTTTTTCGTTCGGCGGAAAAGATCCGCAAACCCCGCACTTGTTCGTTAGGTCTCGGTGAAATCGGCAATCATGGGACTTCGGAAAGACAAAACCGCCGGAGATTTGAGCCGCCTTAATTATCTCATAGGCGTCGCGGTATAGTTTCCGCGCTTTTGGACTCCCCGCGAATGCCTGCGCCCGGTTCAGTTGTTCCATCACGCTTTTTACGTGGTTCGCCGACCTTGTCTCCGATGATTCTAGCGGCAGCGGCGCGGAGATTTCACCCTTGCCGAACCCGGCACCCACAGCCAACTCGGGCGATGCTCCTGAGCGGTCGCTTCGATCAGTGGTGTTCACGCGTCGGGCCTCCGAGTTGGCTGATGTGCATCGTTCGGCTTATCTCGCATGAGCCACACGCCGACGAATGTGGTGAGAGAGAAGTAGCAGGCGGGATAGACCGTCCAGCGATCTACGATGCCGAGAGCGGCCATGACGAGAGCCATGCCCGACTGAGCCACGCAGACGAGGCCGAGGCTGCGGAGCCGAACCAACCCGCCACAGCAGCAACGCGCACAGTGGGCCTGCGGTTCCGATGTGGCTTCTGCGCTCGACCCATCGGCGGGGACGAGTATCGCCCGCATGATTTTACGCTCGGGGAGCGGCGAATGTTCGATGTCTTCGATCATAAGATTTTACGTTCTGCGCGTGGCTGATCGGGATCGTTCGAGTCAGGCTGGCGCTCAGTCGCAGAGCCCAGAGCACGAGCGACGATTCCAGAGATGTGTTGCAGGGTGTCGGGAGCATCTTCGGGGAAGTCGTTGTTTAGAGAGCCATCGGCGCTTCTCTGAATCTCCTCTAGCGCGCTTCGGAGGTGGGCCAGTTGGGTGCCGAGGCGCACGCATTCGTCTATTGGATTGATTGCGCTCGGTGCCTGACTCGAACAACCGACCACACCCAACGCGCCGGACTGAGCCGCGCTTTCGGGAGTGCTGCGTCCGTTCCACGCGTCGGCTTTCCAGCTCAGACGCATTTCTCTTTCGCCCGCTGTCTCTTCAAGTTCGATTTTCTTTCGGTTTTTCATTTTTACCCTTCTGCGCTCTCGGCGCGTTGGTGATTCGGAATGTTCGCAAAGAAAGGAACTGTCGTCGCGCGCATTGCCTCGGCGATAGCCTTGCGTGCGGTCTTGCCGTATCCTTGGCGCCCGCTTCGCTCACGAATGTCCGGCGACGGGAATCGCCGCTCGGCGACTTGGCATCGCCACGCCCTGTCCGTTTTGGCGTGGTCGCTGGCGTATGTAATCCACGCTTCGTTTGCCTCGATGAAGTCGAGCATTGAAG